GCGCTCGCGGTGTAGCCCGTGAGCGTGTACGTGCGTGACTTGCGGACGCGCTTAGCCTTGGCTTTTTTGGTTTTGGTTGGGGTTACGGTTGCAGGTGCGCTTACGAGCGCACTCCATAGGTTATTTATGTATGACATTTTGGTGTCTCCTGTGCGCGTGTGTTATGTGTACGCACTAGCGTACGCGCGGACGCTTATGCGTAATGAAGAAAGTCATGCCCACCCTTAGAAACGCGCGCATGAACGCATCCATGCGACTGTGCGTGGGTGGACAATGCCTTGATACGTACTCTCCCGTGTGTACGTGCGCCCCCGCATACATGAGTGTGTGGCATCCTTACATGTATGCGCTCCCGCTTGCGCAGGCTGTGGGGGGGATTGGCATAATTTCAGCCAACTTCATTATACCATGCTTGTCAAATTTTGTTGTAAGTTGTTGATATTCAATGCTTTAAGTAAAGTTAAGCATAATAAGTTTACTATATTTTTAAGTTCCGCTTGTCGAAAAAACGGTATTGAAGCCCCCCTCTATTTATGTATAAATTGCAATATGGACTGCAATATGGATGATGCTTATAAGCTCGTAGGGTCAAAACATAACTGGGAAAATCGCGATTCTCAGTTGAAATTACTTATACGATTTGGACTAAAGGAAGACCATGATCTACTAGACTTCGGTTGTGGTATTTTGAGGGGTGGAATAAATATAATTAATTACCTAGATGATGGAAAGTACCATGGTTATGATATATCAAAGAAGAGACTTGATGTGGGTAAATCTATATATGAAAAAAGTGGTATAAATAAAAAAATATACTTAAGTGATCAAATACCTAACTATAAGAAATTTGATGTGATTTGGGCATTTCAGGTTTTCATACATATAGCTGATGATATTTTTGACGAAAATTTAAAACTCCTTTTGGCACACCTATCGGGTTACGCATATATATCCACTTATTCTACTGCAAACAGGGAGAGTCAGCCTTGGATGGAATATCCTCATGTATTGCATGACCAATCTTTTTATAAGGCAAAATTTGAGCCATATAATGGCACTATTGTAAGGGAAACCCCAGCACCTAAAGTCGGTGGCGTAAGTCATGTATGGAGAATAAATCATGACAAATCATGACAGATATAGATTGGGCTAAAAACGTAATGGATAAGGTCGATGCTGGTAAAAGCGTGCCAGAGGAAGACCTACATAAAGCGAGTGCTATCTTAATACGCGAGGTAGAGAAAGAAACCTTGCCTCACTATGCAAAAAACCAGACTGAGTTGGCCAAGTTATTTAAGGTAGATCGTAAAACGATTCAGAGGTGGAGAAAAGAGCCTGGTTTTCCCGAGCCATTATCGAATGGGAAGTGGGATGTATTCGCTATTCGTGCTTGGATTAAAGCTAACCAAAGAAGCGATCCAGATGAAACTGAGGATCTACATGACTTAAAAATCCGACAACTAAAGCTCATTTGCGAAAAGCTGGAGCATGAAATTTCCGTAAAAAGAGGCGACTATACATTAAATGATGACGTAAAGAGGTGGGTGGCTAGTATGATACAAGAGTCAAAAACTGTGCTCCTGGGCATACCAGCGAAAGCTGCGCCCCAAGTTATAGGCATGGAACCCGCTGAGGCTGAAGCTTTCCTAAAAGACGCGATTAATGAAGCACTAGGGCATTTAAGTTCATAATGTTGACAAGGTCGTGCTTTTATGTGAAAGACATAAAACCGTTCGGCAATAATCCAACATTCTCACTTTGTAGTGCCTGTAAGTCTAAGGTTGCTTGTTCAAAAGCAGGCAAGTGCTTGCTTAAGAAAGAAATAAAAGAGTTTGCGGAAAGAAATGAGAAACTTTTGATGCTATTTGCCCTCAAGGATGAAGAGCGATCTAGGTTTGATAGAAGAAGGCGAGCCAAAACCTTGCCAAGTAATTTAGGTAAGGGTAATAATACGCCCAAGTCACCCGCGGGTAAAAAGATAGGTGTTATTAAAGATGGTATTTATAGAAAAACAAAAAGTGGTACTCTAGAAAAGATTAATGTACTACCTGATAAGTTAACGAAAAAGAAATCGGCAATTCGCAAGAGCATTGATAAAGAGAATGCAAAAATTGCAATGCTTACTCAACAGGAAGCAGAGTCTGCAAAAGTGCGCGGCAAAAACTTGAGGAATAATGCTAAAATGAGCATAAAGACTTCTGGTAATTTCGCCAAGAAGCAAGGAATTGTAACCGCCCAGGTAGATGACCCTAAAAAGTATCAAAGACCCACGAAGGGTAAGTACGAGAGAGGTGATTTTACTCAAAAGCAGCGCCAAAACGCTAAAGCTAAGGAGGCAAAAAATATTTCTAGTAACCAAAAAACACGCGCTAGAAAGGCAAAATATGATGATTTGGATGTAAATCAGAAAGAAAAAGCAATAAAAACGGCCATGAAAAACCATGGTGTTAATAGGCGTGGTGCTAAAAGTTTACTCCGCAAGAGTTTATTAGCGGCTTTCACAAGAAAGAGATTTAGTTGACAACGCAATAAATAGTATGAATGACGCAAAACGCATTATCGCTTTAGATGAAAAACTAGACCAAGTTATTAGACTTAGGGGTGAAAACATTGAATTTCGCGCCGAAGAGGAAGATCATAAAAATGTTGGCGGAGTATTAGGGTCTGTTAGAGAGACTGTTGGTCGCGGAACAGGCGTTTTAGCAGGGCTAGGTGCTGGTGCTGTTGCCTATCAAAATCGCGACAAGATAAGCAAGTATGCCCAGGGTGCCAAGAATAGGTACAATGCGACAAGAAGGGTAGGCGGAGGAGTAGCCTCAGGCGCAGCGAATGCCGTAGTTCCTGGAAGTGCTCAAAAAATTAAAAAGAAAGCTTCTGAAATTAAGGGTAAAGTAAATCCTTATGTAAAAGGTCAAGCACGTCGGACCGGTAGAATGCTAAAAAACCTTCGTAAGAAAATCTTCAAATATGAAGAGCCTAGTGTAGAGGACTTGATGGAATTTATGTATGCTTCTGACGGAAAAGGCTATGGAGACATAGCTAGGAAACAGCAGAAAGACGCGAAAAACACAACTTCCGCTAGAACTAAAAGAAAAGCCAAAGCGAATATGCAGTTGGCTAAGAAGAAAATATTAGCCATTCTCGCACGCAGGAAGGGTTGACTTTATTAATGATTTTACTAATTTCTATCTATGAATGGAATAAATCTAGACGGAAATAAAGTAATATTTGATCTCACTATAATAAACGAGGAGATAGAAAAGTTTAACGAAGAAACTGGTCACTCCTTGAATACATTTGATCCAGCTAAAGACTCTTTCGCGGGATTTATAGAAATGATCCAACACTATAGGCAAACCGTTTGTGAGTCAAAAAAGGCTTTCAAGTCTGCTATTAAGTGAATTTAGTTGAGCGGGTAGCTCAAGAATCTTGGAAGCCTGCCGATAATAGACCACCATGGCAGTGGGCTGAAGATAATTTTATTGTTTCAGTCTCGCCATTTCCTGGTAAATGGAAGTCGGCAAACTCTCCATGGGTTCGCGAGTTCATGGAAGTTTTTGCCGATAATAGAGTAAGAACTCTATCCATCATGTGCTCTGCGCAGAGTGCTAAGACAGAGACGATGATGGCTTGTCTATGTTGGCTAATAGCAGAAGACCCAGGACCATGTATGTGGGTGACATCAAACGAAGAGGAGGCACTAAAATTCGCTAAAGAGCGTATGATGCCTTCCCTCAAGTCTTGTCCATTGGTCCGAAGCTTACTCCCGAGTAGTCGTGAATTACTGAAGAGTAAGGAAGTGTTTTTTCCTCACATGACGCTAGAGATCGTTGGGTCTAATGCACCTTCAAAATTACAATCAAAACCTAGGCGGTGGTTATTATTGGATGAGGTTAGAAACTGGCCCCCAGGCGCTTTGCCTACAGTTTTAAAAAGAACACGAACATTTTGGAATGCTAGGCAGGTTATTATTTCAACCCCAGATTTAGAGCATGACACTGTCCATCAAGAGTTCCTGCGTGGAGATCAGAGATCATGGCATATTAATTGCCCTAAATGCAATGAATATCATGAACTGATATGGGACTACATGAAGTGGGATACAAATGAGATTACTAAGCCTGACTTGTACAATTTTGATGCCCTAGCAGACACAATAAGAGTTGAATGTCCGCACTGCGGATATGAAACAAGAGACACTCCCGCGGAAAGAAGAAGACTTACGAATACGGGCAAATGGATCGCGAAGAACCCAAGTGCCCCCACATCAAGACGAAGTTTTACCTGGAATGCATTACTCCCACAATGGGTGCGATGGAGGGAGTTGGTTGAGGAATTTATAAATGCTAAAAAAGCTCTTTCTTGGGGCGATCCTATGCCATTAAAAACATTTATAACGGAAAGCTTAGGGCAACCATGGGAAGATAGGTTAAAGTATGGTGATGTTTCTTCATGGTCTGAGGATCGCAAGGGGAGTTATAAGCTTCTAGATAGTTGGCCCGAGGGGGAGCGAAAATTCTTAGCTGCAGATGTGCAGAAAGATTGCTTGTATTATGTTTGTAGGCAATTTGGTAAAGCAGGAGCCTCTAGGTTGTATGATTATGGCAAAGTGTCTGATTTTTCTTCCCTACGAGAGAAGATACACGAACTTGGCGTAGATTCTGATGATGTTGTTATAGATAGTGGTTATTTAGCCACAACGGTCTATAATGAGGTTACTAAATCTGGTTATGCATGGAAGCCAATGAAGGGTGATGATTTCCAATACTTCATGGTTGATGGAATACGGCAACCATGGAAAGATACATTAGTAGACCCAGCAATGGGAACTGTAAGTCAAGGTCAAGTTAGACCCGTAAGACTTTTCGTGTATTCCAACCCAGCGATAAAAGACCTTTTGGCTGAGTATAAAAAAGGTATAGGCCCTAGTTGGCAGTTGCCAGAAAACATAACAAGAGATTATATCAATCAAATGTCAGCGGAGCATAGGGAGGAAATTATAGATAATTACGGAAAGATTACATATAAGTGGGTAAATAAACCTCGCAAAGATAATCACTTTTGGGATTGTGAATGCATGATATTAGTGGCAGCTCTAGTAACTGAAATGATTGGTGTACGATGAAGCTCAACTACATTTACTGCGATACAAATCCTGATCAAAAATTAATTGCCCAGAATGTATTGGATTATAATTTCATAAAACCCATTAGCATTTATGATACAACTGATCCTGAAACTATTGATTGGACAAGAAAGACAATTAAGGGACTTAAGGGTGATATTATAGTTCAGTGGTCACCCGCGATAAAAGGTGTAGAGGAATTTGCTACAAAAGATTGGTTCCTGTGGTGCGATAATAGTATTTCTGGAATTGAGGATTTACCAGACTGCAACTATATCGCTGCAGATAGTTTTACTAAAAATTTACTACTAGGAAGGGGGAAGAAACCAATAACCATTCGTAGAGTTGGACCTCCATATAGTAAAAATAGGGTACTTGGGGAAGTTGAGGATAACCATAATTTAAAAGTGCCTAATTGGGTGTTATATAAAAATAGTTGCAGGGTCGGGATACCTTGGGGCACTTTTTTTAAAATAAGATATGAAATAATAATAAAATCACTAGTTAAGCATTTACCTAAGTTTGAGTTATTTATAAATGCCACGAACTATAGGCAGCACGTCAATACATTAACTGTGTCTGATATCTTAGAAAAAATAGATGAGGAATACCATAAGTATATAACATTTACGCCATTTGAGGTTAGTGAGCTAGATTTAGTTATAGCTCCCATGTTTAGGAGCGAAAGCACAATAGTGCAGGCAATACGAGCTGGCATTCCTTGCATTGCTCACCCTACACCTTTTGCTCAAGATATAAGAGAGAATTTTGGTGCTATAATTACTGCCAATCAAAATAGCCAAGCTAGAATGGATTTAGGCATGGCGAATATTTGCTCTAGTCATGTGCAGAGTAAAATCGTAGCGGGCTTAGAGGAGATAAGGGAAATATCAACCGCAGACAGGATGAGGAACTTATTAAAATCTATCGGTGTTTCTGGTTTATCCGTTCACTCGAAAGTTACGAGCGGTTCTAGGGTGAATGTATTTGGCTGTTTCCGAAACAACGAGGAGTCTATTGGTCAAACATTGGGTGGATTAAAGGTGATGGAGCATAAGTATAAAGGTCCAGTTAATTACTATTTTTTCGAGAATGATAGTAGCGATACCACTCCTAATTTGTTAGAAGATTTTTTTAAGCACTCTAATGGTAAATTCTCTTGCGAAAAGCTAGGGAATACACACTGGCCATCCACTAATGACCCAAGGAGAATAAAAGACTTATCTATGTATAGGAATAAAATGAAAAACCTATGCAAAGATTGGACTCAATCAGACTACTCTTTCATTATTGATAGTGAGGTAATTTTTGATCTAGAAATTATGAGTAATATGATTTCTGTCCTTGAGGATAACGAGGACATTGCGATGGTAACACCTTTCGGAACTCCTGTTTGGACTAATGGGTACTATGACACATTTGCATTTAGACCGCTAGAGGGTGATGAAATTAGACCACCAGGTCATCATACCGAACCTTTTGAAGTCCGTAGCGCTTTTGCAGGATTTGTTTGTATAAGGACAAAAGTTCTTGAGGTGTGCCATTGGGAAAGTGACCTAGATGGATCAGGGAATTTCTCAGTAAGTGAGCACATTCATTTTTGCGACATGGTGCGCGCCCATGGGAAAGTTGTAATTGATCCGCGCATAAGGGTATATTGGAAGAAATGATAGGCAAGGATTTCATATTTATAGAGACCCCAAAGTGCGCAACAACTTCATTTCGTGAATGGGCTTTTGAGAAAAATTTAGCCAATCGTAAGTTAAATAACTTCTTAAGGAGACATATTAGGGGAGAAGCATATAGAAATATAGTCACGGAAAGTAGCCATCCATTCAAAAATTGGTTAGCTTTTGTTAGAAATCCATATTCAAGACTTGTTTCGCAGTATGAGTATTTAAAAAAAATAGGAATTAACCCTAGTGAAGATGTAAAAAATGATAACCACACAAAGTTTGGTAAAAGGGTTGTTGATGATTATCCAACATTTGAAACTTTTGTGCAAGCAATCAGAAAAGATTATCAAGTTAATTTACATCTAAAAGAAACCACCCAGTATTCATTTCTGCATATTAACTGTAATTCAGTGCTCTCTAGTACAGAAAAAGTGATACCTAATTTAGTTAAAGTAGAAAGTTTACACTTAGAGTTTGAATTACTATGCCGCAAAAGGAGTTGGGACTATAGCCCACTCCCTCATCACAACATGAGCACTAAAATAAGTTGGCAAGACTACTATAGTAGAGACATGAAAAACTTAGTTTATAATTATTACAGAAAAGATTTCGATATAGGGGGATACCTTCAATGAAAATACAAATTATACCCATAAAACCTTTCGTTCAAATAGAGAGAATATTAATAAGGAATCTTTCAAGTGTTGAGAGAAATTGGAATAATGGAGATTTTGCAATACTAGCAAATCCTTACGACTTAGTAAAAGCTTGCGACCATGAAATAGAAAAAACATGCGATCAATGGAATCGCCTCGCTTCTCATGAATTTTGTTATAAATTGGAGGATTTATATTTGATGGAAGGTCAAAGTGATTTAATTTTTCATTTAGCTAGTAAGTACTCCATCAAGATAAGGGAGTATAATAAAAAAATACTTTGGGTTGGAGGCGAGATTGATATAATTGAGTTTAATGAAAATCGAGATGATATAAACTTAGTTAATAAATTTATAAACAAAAAGTACATGAATCGCTTAAACTACCCACTGCGATGATAATTAATCAAATATGGATTAGTGACACACCTACACCACCATTAGTTTTAAATCGAGCTAGGAGAAATGAAAGTAAAGCATTTGCCGCTGGGTTTAAGTATAAATTTTGGGAAAAAAGCAGCATTTATAGAATCCTAGAAAAAGATGATAGGGTGAGATTTGATGCAATAAAAAATAATATAGCAAGGTGCGATTTTACTAGATATCATGTATTGAAGAGAAATAATGGAATATACATTGATATGGACGACTGGATGCATTTCAATAGTTCGCATAAAAATGAGTATTTCATATCAAGACTACGAAAAGGTAAGGGTTTTATTGTAAATGCAATATTACGCATACCAGAAGAAGTATCGGATTGTGTTATTAAGCAGGCTAGGGATTTTATAGATCAAAGAGGGGTCGGGGACGCTCGCGCGATAGGTATAATTCCCTTACGTAGATGCATAAATGCTATAGAGTTTAAACATCGCTATATAGCTATGCCAGGAAAAGAGCTTTGCTCACCAGGTAAAAACTGGCAAACTTCTAGCGAAACTTCATGGAAAGGGCAGATTGATTTATGGGATGAACCAAAGACGATGAAAGAGGAGTTAAATGAATACAGAAGATAGAATAAAGTATTACTTGGGTAATATAAATAGCCTTGAATGGCCCAGTTCTAGCGATCAAGTGAACGATTTTGAGTTTAGTATGACTGTCAAAGATTTATTTGACTGGGAACCAAATACTAAAAGGGCAACCCGTGACTTAATACCGCCCAATGGGTACACCCCAGCTCAGGGAAGGCTAATGCATAGAGTAAGAGAAATTTGCTCTAGCGTTGGAATTAAAGAGGGTAGATTTTTTGCTGTATCTGGAGATCAGCACACAAGGAGTAATTACCCATGTTTCTCGCCATATTCATCTGCAACTAAAAGATGGAGACCAAGGAAGATAAATAATGATGCAGGTATTTGCTTAAAGTTTCATCGCGAGAGATGGTGGAAGTCATTTTATGCAAAGACACAATACAAGCCATTCAAGGATAAAACTAACCGCAGTGCAGTTTGGCGGGGGGCAACATCAGGGTTTCATGTAGGTGCAGGTAACCGATTTAAGTTAGCTACCGATTGGCACAACAAAAGACCAGACATTGATGTAGGTTTTTCAAAGGCAACGAATTGTGCCAGAGGGGCGCCCTTTAATCAATCACCATATTTAAGTGATGAAGAATTTAGTAATTTTAAATATATTATATCTTCACCAGGCAACATAAACGAAAGCGGTCTTCATTGGAAACTAATGTCAAACAGTGTCGTGATAATGGCGAAACCTGAGGCCTGCACTTGGTTAATGGAGGATAAATTAGAAGATCGAGTTCACTACATACAAGTCAAAGACGATTGGTCGGATTTAGGTGAAATAATAGATTGGTGTAAAGATAATAATGAGAAATGTGAAGAGATCACTCAAAACGCTAAATCTTACATGAATCAGTTCTCCAATGAAGAGGAGGAACAATATATAGAAGGCGAAGTAGTTAGGGAATACTTTGAGAGGTCTAACGCTTTTTATTCTAGTAGAATATTCACCTAACCCAAAACCCTTATAATAGTAGTGGGCTAAAGCACACACTACTAATATGGAAGGGTGTGGGGGTTAGTCGTTTAACTCATTGTAGATATCAAGAATTGGCAGCAAGCTAGTAGCTAGTGCCCTTTTCTCATCAGCACTCCAATTATGCAAAGGCTTTGCCCTAACAGCACCTTTATATGTGTGTTGAATTTTTGATGAAAGACCAGGGATGCTCTCAAATCGTTTATCAGCAGTTTCTCTGTAAGTTGACTTTTCTCCATCATGGTCAATTCCTAAGCATTGCCTAATAGATGTGTACTTGCCACTCTCTAGGTCAAGACCAGCCTCAACTTTTTCATTTAGCTTAATATATTGATATGCGGTTTTTTTGCTAAATACTAAATTCTCACTAATCCATTTACCAAAGTCATCAACCTGCGAACGTATTCTTTTCAAATGCAACCCCGCTTCGGCGAAATGCACTAGCGATCCAACCATTTGGTTTAATCCTTGCTTATGGCATTCTAAAATTCGTTCTGCTGTTTGATCAGGTGCTAATGTTACTTCTAATTCCATTTTATTTTTTATTACGTTTTATCTGTATTTCTCTATATTTTTCGCAAGCCTTTAATGATTTTTGACCCCTCACGGGAGGTAGGTTAAAGTTTTTTTGAAATAGTTTTACTGATTTAGAAAGAGCTTGTCTTGTAACCCCATGTATTGCGGCTATATCTTTCATGGACTTACCTAAAAACAAAGGCAACCCAAAAGCGCAAACTATGGTCGCTAGTTTTAGTCTGTAGTTGTTGGAGTCATAAATAAGGGCAATTACACGGGTGAGTGCATCTTGGACTTCTGCTCTAACCCTTTCATCAACATATTGCCGAAGTAATTCAGGCATATCATCAATGATTTCATCACTAGGTGGCTTGTCTCCAAAGTCTATGGAGTCATAATCAAAGTCTACGAATGCTTCTCTTATTGTTGACATGGTTTCTTTGCTATATGAGCGTAGCTAATTGGAAAATTATTTATCGCGACTACAACAGTCAAGAACTTAAAATGGAGAGTGATAGCCTAAAAAAAGAGGCGAGCAATCTATATTTAGCGCAATCTGTTGGGGGCAAAAGTTATCAGCGAAGCATTACTTCAGTTGAAGAGAGGCTTAGAGCTATAGCAGAGATAAAAAGAGAGAAGTCTGGTAAATCTTACAATGAGGACACTTACGCAGATTTTGGTGGCTATGGTCTTGACGGAGAAACCTTCAATCGCAATATGGAAGGATGAAAAAAGATACACCAGGAATCCTAGATAAAGTAATAAGTTTCGTTAGCCCTGAGTGGGGCCTACAAAGAAGGTATTACAAGGAGAGGCTTGAATTTTCTTACGATGCAGCGCGAGATATACCTGCCCATAAAACTATAGCAACATCACACGCAACAGCGGCATCTGAGTCTTTCCAGAACCAAAGGGATAGAATCAAGATGATGTGGGAAGCTCGCAACTTGGTTCAGAACTATTCTTTCTTTAAATCCATACTATTGAAAGAGGCCATGTATGTGTGCGGCTCAATGCGATACCAAGCACAAACAGGCGACCCAGCAATTAACCAGGCATATGAAGAGTACTGGAGGGACTGGGAAAAGCGGTGTGATATAACTCGTCGCTATCCATTTAGGCATCTAGTTCAATTAGCCCACATGGGTATGAGAAGAGACGGGGACGCTGCGTTTGTGTTAGTCACACAAGGGGCAGATGTTAGATTACAAGCCATAGAGGCAGATAGGATTGGCAACCCTAGTGAGTTTAATCGTCCAGTAAAAGAAGAAAACTACATAGGGGGAATTACTATAAATGACTATGGGCAACCATTATCATACAAAGTATTTAAAAGAACTTTACATGGTCAATATAAAGACCCTCGCGATATTCCAGCTTCAAATTTCATACACTACATAGACCCAATGAGGGTTGATCAGTATCGCGGCATAACAGCTTTCGAGACTGCAATTCCTCATGCAAAAGATGTTTATGAGTTGTATAAGATGGAAAAGATGGCCGTAAAATGGGGGTCGTCACACGCGGGCGTAATTACCAAAAACGATCATGGGCCTGATAAATGGTCGTCCAAAATCCCTGGCGTTATGGATGACAGGAAAATGGAAAAGATTGACCCAGGGAAGATTGTTCGCTTGCAACCAGGGGATGACATTAGAATGTTCCAAACTCAATCAAGACCAAGCCCAACATTCAATGGGTTTGTGACCACTTTGATTCGCGAAATGGCAAATGGGCTTAATCTGCCTTTCGCATTCGTTTGGGATATGTCAGCTTTTGGAGGGGCGACCGCTAGGCTTGAGGTACAGCAAGCACAGAGAGCATTTAAGCGGCATCAAGATTTATTATCAGAGCAGGTTCTTGACCCAATAAAAAATATAGTAATATCAAGAGCGATAGCATTAGGTAATTTACCCGCGAGCCCGAACTACAAAAAGGGCAAGTGGCAATTCAATTCGCAAATCACAGCAGATTTAGGTCATGAAGTGCAGGCTACTATTGGTATGCTTGACGCGGGCCTCAAGACCCATGATGCGGCATATGGCGAAATGGGCTTAGATTTTGAAGAAGAGTCTGAAAAAATAGCTAGAGAGTTACAACATTTACAGGCATTAGCTGAAAAGTATGAGATACCTATGAGCTTAATAACAAAAAGGTTGCAGTCTGCGCATGAAATGATTGACGCATATAAGCATAGTCTCAAAAACCCCAATGCTGGTGCGCCTATAGAACCCAATTCAAATGCGGGCAATAAGTAGATTTTTAAAACGAGCCGCAGTTAAATATAGGCAGGCGGGTCGTAAGAAATTCCAAAAAGGTGGTTCAAAGAATCGCTTGGGTTCTTTTGATACTGATAAGTTTTATGGCAAGAAAACGAAAGTATCCATGACTAAAGCCGCGGGAGCTGGAGGTGCAGCAGGAGCAGCAGCAGGTGTGGGTTATGGTGACGCCAAGAAACCAACTCCAGAAACCAGAAGAAGAGTAAATTCTTTAGTGAGGAGTAATCAAGCACCCAGTAGGCTCAAGGATGACTTAAATCATCCAAGGGCTTCCAATAAAGGCATGAAGAAATTAGCCAATCGCTATGAATCTGAATCTAAGGATTTGGCTAAGCTAGGCAAAGAAAGAGATGCTGACTATGTAAATCAAGAGTTAAAGAAAGAAACCGAATTGCGTCAAAAGAGGATCAACAAGGAGCGTAAAAGAATAGCAAAGACAAACCCTGGGGTACAGAAGGAGCTAAAAGATTTCGTAGAAGGCAAGAAGTCAGCAGACTGGGAAAAAAAGAATTGGGGCGCCTTAACAGGGAGCGAGAAAAGGAAGATGAAAAGATTGGCTAAGCCTGGGGAGAGTCCCCAGCAGGCACATAAAAGAGCATCCACATCTGAGCGGCAAAGAAAGAAAACGCGATCCCGTAATGTAAAAGAAGCTGAGATAAATAAGAAAACAGAGAAAGTTTTATCCAAGAAAAAGAACCAGGGCATATCCAGGGCTAATGCTAGATCGCAAGCTGTGCGAAAAATAGACCAGAAAAAAGCCGCGGCCAACCAGGCTAACCAGGTCAAGGCTCCTGGGAAAACCAGACCTATTGGCGAAACAGGAGACACTCAGGTCTCTATTAATCGCAGAAACAAGATACCTGACCAGGGATCAGCCAGATTGAAGGCCGGGAAAAGGACCGGAGGCCATAAATTTGATCCTGGGGCCAAGAGGCGTAACACGAAAAAAGTGCTTGATAGCCAAGGTAAGGTTAAGAATGTACAAAGTAGGGCAAGAGGGACTGGTAAAGAAGAGGCAACAATAGCAGGTCAAGCAGCAAAGAGGGGTGCTATAAAGAGAGCAAAAAAACTTTTACCCAAAGATGATGAGTTGCCAGAAGGCCAGTACCCTGATTTGAAAGTATTTAAAGATATAATGAATAAGGTTAGAAAGCCTGATGATGGTTACCCTAGGATAAACTTAGAGGAGAAAAAGAAGGCTACAGTTATAGGAAGCGCAACGGGTGCAGCAGCTGGTGGGTTACTCGCGGGTAACTACCTGAGGGATGTTAAGTTAAGGCATAAGCAACTAAAAAGAGCTAAACTTAGGGGTACAAAAAAATCATGGAGAAGTGGTAAAGCCCCATTGTATTCCGATAAGGCACCGAAAGGTTTTAGGAGACACGTAGGTAGTAGAGCATTGATGAAACTTTTGACACCACTAGCAATAGGTGGAGGTATAGGATATGGCATCGATAAAAAAAGAAGGAAAGATTGAGCACGCTATTAAGCATCCCGTTGATACGGTATTGACTAATAAGCCAGCTGAGCAGCATCGTAGAATTAACACTGCTTTAGCAGGTGTAGGTACTGCTGCGGGTTTGCTTACGGCAACAAGGATGCTTAGACAAAGACCCACTGAGCAAGTTGTTAAAGCAACTAAAGCCACGACACGTGCGGCAAATCAAGCCACAAAGACGGCGAGGGATGCCCAGGCGGCTATTAATGAATCCCCCCTAAATAGGTCTTCTCGTGCAAAAGCAGTTCGTAAAAATAAAGCAAAGCGAGTAAAAAGGGCTAAAGAGTATTTAAATAAAAAACGATCAAGTAAATGGTCTAAGTGGAGAAAAACTTTAAATAAATTGCCTGGTGGAAAGCGTTTCATATTTGAAAACTCTATTCAGCAAAGAATATTTGAAAAAAATAAAGCTAAAACAATAGCATTTGCTATATCTAGGCCCGAGCTTGACGACTCCAGTGCGGAAAAGCTAAGAGCTATGAGGCAGAGCCATAATAAGGTGAAGCGTCAAGTTCGCACAGCGAGAAAGGGAGTTGACGCAATTCGTGACATTCAGGATATGATAAAAGGAGAGAGGCGTAATAAAAGAAGGAAGCGCTTCTATGAAAAACAGGCATTTAAAGATAATGCAACTTCAGCAGCAATCGCTGGCGGTGGTTTAGGTATAGCAGCTTTAGCTAACTCCAAGAGGGGTCGCGCATTAATTAAAAGATTATTTTCAGAAGGGCACATTGAGGAAGATAAAATGATTGAACTCATGGAAGGGCCTCAAATTTTAACAGATGAAGCCAAGCGTAAAGGCTGGCGTATGTCTCGTCCTACTAGCCAATCCGTGCGAGTTCATCACAAAGGAGATAGAAGAAATCGCAGGAAAAAGCATTGGCATGAAAGAAAATCATCACGCGATAAATTCCTTGGGACTGCAATTATGGGAGCCGTTGGCACTGCTGGGTTATCTGCCCTTCTTGGCAGGAGATTAAAGCGAATAACTCAAAATAGAGATGCTTACAAAAAAGCTTACAATAGAATTAAGGGTAAGCCCAAGGGTATTCATGTCGTAAGGAAACCTGATGGCAGGACTAAACCACCAAGATATCAAAATAATTAATTATGAGTGAACAACAAAAACAACAACAAGCACAAGCACAACCACAAAGCCAGCAGCAAGCTAAAGAAGCTCAACAGCAGCAACCAAAGCAAGCCCAGCCTCAAATCATTAGAAGGCGCGGGCGCGGACGCGGTTAAATGGAAATAAGGCGATGGCCGCCAAGGAGGGAGCCGCCACCTGGTTGGGTTCTCAGTCCTGAGCTATCTGAGCTATATCAATCAAATGTAATAGTTCGCGCAAACTCTTTATCTAAAGTAAGGAGAGACATCCGTGCGGCTAAATCAGATGCTAGAGAATATAAAAGCTCAGGTAGTGTAACAGGTTCGCTTGGTCAAATCGTTTTAGGTGCATTGCTTTTTAGGTGGGGTCATAGGAGATTAAATGGCAGAAGATAAGGATAGATTATCAACCATAGCAGGAGGCGCAGGGGGTGCCGTATTAACTGCGGGATATTATAAGGCAGCTCGTGACAATGAGATCGCCAGGGACTACATGGCGGCTCGTAGAAGGAAGCGAACTAATTTACATAAGAAAATCCAGGGTGATCATATTGATCCAAATACTGGTGTTAAAATTACCGCAGCTTCTCGGAGGAAGCGCAAGATGGATAAATGGGAAACCAAGCAGGCTAAGAAGCATGGTGTTTTCCCAGGCAAGACTACCAAAGGAAAAGATTTACGCGCAGTTAGGGGTAAATTAAAAAAGGGTAACTTCAAACCAAGTGCGTTAAGCGCCATACTAACACGAGGTATTCCTGGTTTCAATAGGGCGAAACTCCCGAGGTCTATACTATATAAGCTCCCTAAGTTTAAGTAGGGTTGACAAGGGAAACTAATCAATGGAAGACCTAAGTTTATTTGAAGCCATAGATGGCAGGATTGATGAAGAGTCAGGTGTAATCCGAGGAGTATCACTTATCACTATGGGTGATGCTAGAGGTCATGGGTTGATCGTTGACCAAAAAACATTGGAGCAATTGAAAGAATCTTTAGATGGAACTCCTAATCCTGGTATTAAGGCTAAACTTAATCACCGCTCTGGTGTGGAAGCTGTTTTTGGTTATATTAATAACTTCTCCATACAAGGTAATAAGCTAAAGGGTGATTTAAATCTTCTTAAGCATCATAGGGACTACAATCAAACTATGGAGCAAATATCTACCATGCCTGGTCAAATTGGACTCTCTGTTGCATTCCAGGGAGACAAAGAAGCAGGTGAGGGTGGAAAAATTTACGCGCGCTGTAAGCGCATAATTTCTGTTGATTTGGTCGCTGACCCAGCGGCTAATCCCGATGGAATGTTTGAAACAAAAGTTGACAACAACAATCATAATATGAACGATCCAGAAGTATCTGAAAACAAGGTGGAGGAGTTGCTCCAAAGTATCAATGAGCGTCTTGAAGGTCTTGAAGGCTTTCGGGGTGATCTTGAGGAAGCTATCGCTGATCAATTTTCTGACGATGATTATGAAGCCTCCGATGAAGCTGATTATGAAGATTCTGAAGAAGATTATGATTATGAAGATAGCTACGATGAAGAAGAAGCTGAAGTGGCTGAGCCAGTTGAGTATTCTTCCATTGATGACGCTCTCACCTACTTAGAAGCTAAAGCCGAGGGAGCTCTTAAAGCTGAGCAAGATTTGCAAGACGAAAAACTCGTCCGTGATCTTGAGATGAAGTTTGAAGAACTCACTAAAAGAAACGAGGAGCTCTTGCTTGAGAACGAGGAACTAAAAGAGCAAATCGAGCTTAGTGCAGTTGAGCCTCTTCCTTCCTCCGCTATTGAAAATCTTTTCTTTAACAACGAGGGCGAAGGCTCTTTTGAGTTTAGCGTACAACAAAGCTCAAATAATAATGAGAGCCCACTTGATGCTATTCGCGCAGCCGTATCCTCTAATCCACAAGGGCATCGCGATTGGCTTATTCGCCAGGGCGTTCTTGAAAACTAAGGAAGAATTATTATGAATCACAATGGAGTAATCGCCCTTCCCACTGATGGAGCATCTACGTATGTGGCTGGTCAAGCAATTGGTGTAAATTCATCTGGTCAAGCAGACACACCTGCAGCAAGTAATCAAATTGGAGTTGTACTCCATGATGTTGATGCCACAGAATCTGCACGCCCTGTTGATGTGCATCTTTTTAGTGGAGGAGGAATCATTTTAGCAACCGCTGGTGGAGCCATCACAATTGGAGCAGCCGTAGGGTATGGAGCCACCGCTACTAAAGTAACCGCTGGTGGAGCTTTATCAATTGGCTACGCCTTAGAAGAAGCTACAGCTGACGGAGATATTATTCGCGTAGTAGTCGCATAACCTTAATTTATCATGTACAAGAATTCACACGCAATTATTCGGCATGACTTAACTGCCTTTGTGGAAGAAGCAGCCAACGCTGACAAACTCCTCTTCGCAGATAAGTTAATGCCTGTTCTCCCCGTAGACTCCCGCGCTGGTATTTATCCAAGGATCAACATTGGCGACGGAGGTGAACTCCTTAAAAAGGACTCAACACTCCGTGGACCTACTGGTACTTACAATGAAACCACTCGTAAGTTTGTAACTGACACCTATGAGTGCTTGGATCGTGGTATGGAAGAACGCATCGACGATGTCGTTGTTCGTGACTACGCTAAATTCTTTGACGTAGAAGTACTTACCTCCAAGCTCATCATGCGCACAATGAAGCTTGATTATGAGTCACGTGTCTATGATACCCTTGTAGCTAGTGGTAACTTTCATGATCTAGACGCAAGTACAGCAGGAAATAAAACCAAATATGGTGTTACTGGTAATTATGGCGACGCAGCCGCTCTTGCTAATGCTGATTATGTTTTAGTAATCATGGATGCTATTAAAGAGCTCACCAAGCGTGGTGAAACTCCTAATACCATCGTATTTGGTCAAAACTGCTGGGATCACATCCGTCGCTCAACTAAGCTTAATACTTTCCTTTATGGCTCCTTGGGTCAAGGTGTAGGTTACAAGCTGGTTAATGAGCAAGATATTGCTAAACACTTCATGCTGAAGAATGTTTATATCGCAGCTGCACACATTGATTCTTCCAAAAGAAATGGAACTGCGGACCTTAATCCTCTTTGGGATAATGACCAAATTTGGATCGGGGATGTAACCGGCGGTGAAGTTTCTTCTGGTGGAGCTGGTCGCACTTTTGTTTGGTCTAAAGATGGCACAGGCCTTTATACGACCGAAACCTATCGCTCTGAACCACGCCGTGGAGACATGGTTCGTGTTCGTCACCATACTGCCGAAAAAGTTATCAACAAAAACGCGGGCATTCGTATCAAGTTCGCAGGTGGTAATAATAGTATCACTTGGGGATAATGTAACCCGCGGGTAACAACAATCGTAAAGAAGCCTCTGAGTATTCGGGGGCTTTTTTATTGGTTACATTGACAAGGCAAATATAGTATGAGCACTTTTAGTGAGGGTATGAATCTATCCATAAAACCAGCGATGGATCAAATGGGTGAACCTATAGAGGTAAATGGAGAAGAGTACATAGCCATATATGACCCTATTGAGGTTTCTAATAAAAGAATACCTGGGGGGAAGATGCAACTAGCTGATGCGATTTTATATGTCACAAAAGATGTATTTAAATTAGCTGGTATTAAAAAGGGTACAAAAATATACACACTCCACGCAACATTACGCGTTGAAAGCATTGAGCGTGATGGATCAGATATGTTTACACTTAATTGCTCAGGGCCAATGAAGGGCATTATTCCATGAGATATAAAGAGTATTATCATGATCCAAAGCGTGAGCTAGAAATGATTTTCTGCTACCTCTTGAAGCAAGAAACAGGAATTGAGTTTTATCCAAATAAGGGAGACGTTGAATTAGAGCCGCCTTTTGGCGCGGTCGTATGTGAAACCGCCAAGTTGCTAAATGGTGGAATATCAGGTGGTAGCCTAAAGATGCCCAAAGCATACTTATGCAATGTAAAAGTTATGTACATAACCCATATAGATGAGGTTGATGCTCAAGAACATGGGGCAAATATATCTATTATACAAGATACAATTGTTGATTTTCCTAAAAATGATCCAGAAGTTAGTATGCTCCCGCTTGACGAGCTATATGGTTATGAATTGAGTGAGAAATCTATTCTAGATTACTATGATGAGCTTAGGACATTATCAAAAACTATGGCAAACTTCCGAATACATACTGATGATCCAGTTGCTTTCGCGAGAGGCATAAGGCAAGCTTTGTACTCCGTTAATAATTTAGGGGGAGACCCATCTTGGAAAGAGGACTATTCGCAGTTTTTGAAAATTGGAAACTATTATGAATTTGAGCCAGATGTGGAAAATAATGTTGTAATTGCTTCCATACAGGAAGAGTCAAAAGATAGATATATTAAGAAAAGACCAAGGATAATATTAAATGGGTGCTACCTTGAGGAAGTTAGTACGCACTCTGACCAACAGGCATTTACTGATATATTTTCACTAACTGTCGGCGCACAAGAATACTGCGGTTGACAACAATGTCAATAGTATGAGTAAAACAATTACAGGAGATGATGTAAAACAGGGGAGCTCTTCCGTACGCGGATGCGATGCTTATCTTTGGGCATTTGATGATGGAAATGGTAGAAGCTATACACCTGATGTAACTAAATTAACAGTTCAGAGCTTCACAGAAGAGCACACCCCTGAATTTGAGGCTACCGCACTAGATAGTGACGGAAACGTGGGTGCTGTTCGTCGGGGGCCAGTAAAGATAACCATGAACATCGTGGGGTATGCTGAAACTGGTGCAGCCTTAAATACATATCTTGATTGTAAGAATGATAAGACTTGGTCATTAGAGATAGAGTCTCATCTCCTCAATGGAACTACATTGCAATGTAATGTAACTAGCTGGAAAGTAATTCGTCAGAATAATGAATTTGCCCAACTTGATTTGACTGCAGAGTCTTACTTCAGGCTAAGAAGTGGTGGTCAAGTTTGTGCCCCAAGTTGCAAGTAAACAGGAGGAAATAAAATGGCTAAAAATTGCGGTGGATATATTTTTGGAACTGATACTGTAAAGTTCGGTGGTAAGGGAGAAATGATTGTAACAAGTTACAATCTTGAGTCTCAACCACAGTTTCAAGCACAAGCCAAGGATGATACAGGTGAAACAGTAGCATTAGTTTCTGGTAAATCAACAGGCACAGCAAGTGTGTCTGGGTACATGAATAAGACTATTAAGGCTCCAGAAATTAATGATAGCTTTGATTTGGATGGTCGCACTATGTGGGTAGACCGTGTTAAACTAATCAAATCTAGTGAGGACTTTCAAAAACTGGAAGTAACTGCTAGATTCTGGGAGAAATTAACTTCAAGCTGCTAAAATAGTTTCGCGATGTGGGAAATGAAGAAAATTTCGCCGAGTCGTGGCTAAGTTCTAAGCACAAAGTTTTTGGCCTATCTTTAAGGCCATTTTCTAATTGGCATAGATTCCTCCTTATGACAATGGAGTCCCCTTTAATGAATGAGGGCTCTTCATTTGCCATTGGTGATGTATATAAGTTTTGCAAAATTTGCACTACTACTTTTCCAAACACTCCCCCTATTTCATGGAGGGATACGATAAGGCTATATGTGTGGCGAAAACTTGAGAAGGACTTAACGCAATTAAGTGACAAAATTAAAAATTACCTTGATGACCATAATGCAGTTCCTACTTTTACAATAGAAGAGGAAGAGGGCAAAGCTTCATTTGGCTCAGATACAACAAATGATCCCCCTGAGCCAATAGTTCAAATCATGACACTCATGTCTCTTGGTTATAAGGAAAGTGAGGCATGGGATATGAGTGTAGGTAAAAGTTCTTGGCTATTAACGGTTCACGCAAAAATGCAAGGCGTTAAAGTATTATTTGATAGCAATAAAGAAGACCAGATCATTGCTATGCTTAGGGCAAAAAGAGACAGCGGTGAAGCAGCAGAAGAGTTAAGAAAAGCACAAGAAAGAATAATGAAAGATATAGAATCTGGTGCCATGCCTAAACATATTATGAACCGAAAGACTGTATAATGGCATCAGGAGTGGATAAATTAAAAGACGCCATGGGGATGGCTGTTGAACCTGCAATGGTTTTCGCAGAGACGGGGAGCGCGGCTGCTTCTACTTGGTCTTTACTTGGCACTATCCTTGCGACTAAGATTCTTGGTCCCCTTTCATTAATAACTGGAGGCTTGATGGCGATGAATGGCGCGATGAAGCTGTTTTTAGGTAGAACCGAGGCAGTTGCGAAAGGGGTTGAAAAGATACGCCAATTAGAGCTCATACAGACACAATTTCAACCATTACTAGGTGGAGCAGAGGCAGCAAAAAAGAGACTCGAGGAACTCTTCACATTCGCGTCAAGTACTCCCTTTCAATTAGCGGAAATAGCTGAAGCATCAAGAACCCTAGAGGTTTTAACAAAAGGAGCATTTTCATCACAAGCGGCTTTAAGATTAGTAGGAGATGCAGCAGCAGTTAGTGGTCAGAGTATGCAAACTGTGGCTTTTTGGATTGGTCGCACATATGATGCCCTTAAGAGTGGGGCACCTATAGGTGAAGCCACTGCAAGACTCCAGGAAATGGGTTTAATCACAGGGGAGGTGAGGAGGAAGCTACAAGAAAGTGCAGCCGCTGGTGAGGCTTTCTCATCTACTATGTTTATTTTAGAAAAAGCATTACAGGGCAGCTCGGGTGGCATGGAGCAATTATCCCAAACCTTAGGCGGACTGGAAAGCACATTGGCAGATGTAAGAGCCAAATTCGCGGCAGGTTTCGCGGAAGATTTTGCCGCGGCTGAGAAAATGCAAGTTAAGGCACTAATAAATACTCTTAATCTTTTAGAGCCAGTAGCTAGTGCCGTTGGTGAATACATGGCAATGGTTAGTAAAGCACTTTCTAGTATAGGCCTTAAGGCTACGGAAGCACTAGGTAGCTTCAAAGGTCTCGGTAACATTCTCGGGAATATTACGAGTGTATTTCTAACTCTTGCAACGGCTGTACTTAGTGTCCAGTTCGCGGGCATGATTGCGTCATTGTTTGGATTAAATAAGCTACTAGGGATCACCACAGGTCTCACACAGGCACTCACATTAGCCCAAATTCGCCAACAAACTGCAGGGATGGGTATAATAGCAACAATGCGCGCAATGACGGCGGCTATGGCTGGCACCACAGCTGCGGTTAAGTTGCAAACCCTTGTAGGATTTGGTCTTGTGGGTGCATACAAAGCAATCGCTATGGTCTTAGGTATGGTGAGAGCAGCTTTTGCATCAGCTTTTGCAGTATTAGCTAAAAGTCCAGTAACTTGGGTAGTTGTTGCAGCTGCATCTTTTGCTAAATATAGGGAAAATGTAGAAAAAGCAGCTAATCGCTTAAAAGAGTTTGCGGCTGCAAATGAGCAAGCCAGGGATAAGATAGATGAAATGGTTAAATCCATGAAAAATATGGATGATAGGGACTCCTCCCTTTCTAAAATTACCACAGAAATAGAAAGTCTTACTCAAAAAACCCAGGAATTTGCCAAGCAAATGGGCGAGCTCACAGCGTTCGATACACTCATGGGCGGGAAGATAGGCATGGAAGCAGAATTTGAGGAAGCTAGAAACTCACTCCAGCAACTTCTGGACACATATATGAGTGTAATTCAAGTTGATGCTAGGCGCTTAGAGCTATTAAAGGCCCACAATGCTCAACTTGAAAGACAAGTCGCATTAGCGAAAGATTTAAGTGATCAAGAGTTTGAATTTAAAATGGAAAAGGCAACCGCGCCTGAAAAGATTTTATTATTAGATCAGAGACAACAACAAATAGAAGGCAGGGCGAGGGTTGGTTTAGATGCTGAAGAAAGCAGTAAAAAAGGAGAGGCATTAACTGCCATCAGTAGTGGAGTAGGGCTCGATTTAGGAGAATTTGGATTAGATACCGAGGAGTTGGAGAGTGGTATAGCAAAGTTGGGGGAATTGAACTCAACGCAGATAGAGACCCTAAAGAATATACTACAGGCTCAACTTAATGAGTCTAAAGGAGTAGCATTAACTAGCGAAACTGAGTCCTTGCAATCAGCAAAAGAAATCGCGGAATTTGGCCAATCGCTTAGTGATCTTATTGAGAACACAATTGGGCTGTCTGCGAGACCTGAAACAAAGGCGGATCAACAAAACCGCATAGAAGAACTTCGACAAGCACTGGAGAATCTAGGGGATAATAATCTCCCAACTAAAGATTTAAACACAGATCAAGCAACAAAGATAAGCGGCGCTTTCGATGAAGTTAATGATCTGAGGACTCGAGCGGCTGAGGCTATTGAGGCGGGTGATATTGATGGGCTAAAAGATATACTGGCTCAAATTAAGGACGCAATACGAAATTTGAGCGTGGATCTAAAAGGTGGGAGAGCTATAGATGGCGACGTCATAAAAGCTTTGCGCGATGATGATGGCAAGATAACAACTGAAAGTCTTGAAAAGGCGGCAGCCTTAGCAATAGAAAAAGGTGCTAGTGCTGGTTTATTGACTGCATTAAAATCAAGTAAGTTAGTAGAAGGTAATGATTTTAGCCCTAGGGACAAAGAGACGATCAATCAATCTATTAAAACACTTGAGACCGCAAAAGAAGACATAAACTCTAATCTTCTAGAAACTGGTAGAATAAGAAACAGAATCCGAGAAGGTGGAGAAACAACAGTGCGATCTACTGAACTCCTGCGAATTGAGAGAGAAAGGGGAGCGGCGCTACGAAAAATTGACCCAGATAAAGAATTTGAGGCTCAAAGAAAAAGCCTTCAAATTGATTTAAATGCAGCTGAGCAGGTGAGGGATGTCGAAAGAGTACCAATATTGGAGTCACTGGGTAGAACTAAAGATGCTAGGGATGATGCCGAGCAAAGAATGGAGCGTGCTAAAACGGCAAGAAATGCCCTACAAGCAACGAGCACAGAAGATTTTAGCACTGAAGATTTAATAGCCTACAATCAAAAAGTTAAAGAACTAGATGATGAGTTAAAATCGGCAAGAGACACATATAATATCTCAAATGACGCGATAGCGAATCTAAATGCAGAGCTGATGAAATTAAATGATCCTATTCTTTCCCTAGAGGACGCTTTACGCAAACTTGCGGAAAGAGTAGAAAAATTTAAAAGAGAACTTGAAGAGTCTTTAGAGATAGGCATAACAAGAGCAGAAGCAGAATCAGCTTTCCAGAATGATGATCTTGGAAGGTTTGAGTTCAAAACCAAAGACGCAATGGAAATGGAGGATGCTCGGGATGATCGTCAGTTTCTAGAGCGTGCCAAAGCGGCGGGTTTGTCAGAAAATGATGCAGAAGCTGCACTTGATAAATTTAGAGAAAAGAGGGATGCCGAAAGACAGGCAAGACAAGATGGAATCAAACGAGGAGCAGCTTTGGATTTAGTTACTGCTGATCTTGGGGCTAAGGCACGAGATGGTGATAGTAAGGCAAGAAACGAGCTTGCGGCCATAGAAGGAAATGAAAGATTCAGGCAAGTATTTAGGGAAGCAGTAGAGGCTGGGATGGGTAAAGATGAAGCACAGAAAACAGCCATGCAGGCAGCTGATGCAACATTATTAAACAAAATGGGTACTACTCAAATGACGGTTGATTCTGCACGTCGAATAGGAGCGGGAGGTTTTGCGACCTCGAGTGACCCAATGAAAGCTCTAGCGGAAAGACGATTAAGGATGCTCGAAAAAATAAATGACGGAATCATGGGTATTGGTGATTCCATGATTGATCAAGCCGCCAATGTTGGTAGATTTAAATTAAGATAATGGCTTACCCAGGTTTAAATGCATTTAAGTGTCGCGCTGGAATTTTGGCGCAACCGAATCCGCAGCTGAAGCTGTCTCGTACTAATTTTGATGAATTAAGTATGAGGTTTTTACTTGGTACGAATTGGCAGAGTACGCTATATGTACCAGGCGATCCAATTGAAGACAATTTAGGTTCACAAATAGACCAAACCTTCGTCTCAAGCCTTTATTGCGACACAGTAAATATTAGTAGAACTAGGGGTGCTTTATATGCTGATGTTTTATTCAAGGGGATAATTTCAAAGAAAATCCCCGAGGGGGGAGGGGGTATATTTTTGAATGAAGAAGGTATAGATACTCACCCAAACTATCAATATAGGCCAGATACTTGGGCCGAAAAGGATGAGGAACTATTCGGTACGGGACCAAGCCCAAATAGGTATGGTAGGGTCACCGATGCTGATGGTGCTTTTCTTCGTTTTGGTAAGACCGACACCATCTGGTGTGGTCAAAAGAGAGATGACCCAAAGACCTGGGGGTGCATGATGGTCGGTGTTGAGTCTTACTTAACCGTGGGTCAATTATCCTATGATTATTCAATATTATCATCAAAGGATTGGCTTGAGGATATAATGGATCAAATAGGCCAGAAAGGTAAGCTTAAATCTCAACTTATACCACCACCTGAAATTAACGGAGATTGGCTATTTAATGGATACTCAAGAGAAATAATTTATGTCGGGGATAAGAAGTTTTATAAAACGACCGTTACATTCCTGGGTAGCGGAGCAGGCGGTTGGCATCCTTGGATATATAAACAAAAACAAGGTTCAGCGTGGGACCTAGATGATCTCTCGGGGGCATTATGACGACCATCATTTCCAGCGAAGAAGGCTTCAAGTGCGAGAAATGGTTTATTGGCGCCAACTCAAGCTTCCAAACTAGTAATACGGATTTTGATGTTTTTACTTTAGTAAAACATAGAGCAGCAAACCCTGGTGATTTTAAAATCACGGAAAAGCTTCCTACTTTAGGTCAAAAATTGCCTGGTCATCAAGAAATGTATCTCACTGATTATGTGGTAAGCGATGATGCTCCTGGGTTGCATGAAATTAGGGAGACATATAAAGGATTCGCCGACGATAATCAGAGGTATAAATCACCAATATCCAGAGTTTCTCAAAACACCAATACTATCCCTATTGATCTTCATGTTAATTACACGAATACTAAGTTCTCCTGGGGACCAGTGTTTGGAGAAGGGGATAGCCCTAATGAATTTGGCAGGATTTTAGAAGATGGTAAATTTTTAAAATTTGGTCCAGTACCAGATGGGCAGGATGGCAGACAGGGGCACTATGCTCCATGTACAAAAAAAAATAGTGGCCCGCATTGCAGGCTCATGGGGGTTACTGACTTTTTAGGGGCAGGTCAATTAAAGTACACATATAGTATATTGTCTAAAAATAAGAAGAATCATGGAAGGTTAGTAGGTAAAATCATTGCAATTTCAGGGGGTGATCCTCCTGAATTACCCGATTTTCGAGGAAATGAAAGTGATTGGTTGCTAACGAGTTTCAATTCAAATGCAATAACTCTCGGCTCAAAGGCGAATCAAGGTGTGTTTTATAGACTTGAATATGAATTTCTTTCTAGCTTAGGTGGTTGGAATCGCTTGATTTATCAAGATGGGTCAACTATTAACTTAAGCAAGCCTTCAACTATGAGCTGGGAATAATGTTAGATGTATTATCAAAACTAACGAGAGTTAGTGCGGGCAAGGATTTGCTTGATGTCCTCACGGCGGAAAGGATAAACGCCATACAGGATGCAATCAAAGCACTTGCTGGTGGGGACAATCTAGCACAAGGCGCAAATACCCAAATAAAAAAGGGTAAGGGATTAATATCAATTTCCTCCAATCGCCAAGCGCGCCAGCCCAACCCTATATCAACCGCACACTTCGCTTTTCAGAGCGATGGTTGGGATGATATAGTGGGCACAATTGGGCAAGACCCTGGAAAGCGCTCAAGGAGAGATGGCAGGGAAGACAGATACACAGATGGAGGCTTACATGCATTGAACCCATTTCCGGGTCAACCATTCACTGCTCCTGTTATTCCAGCTGATAATCAAAGTGGGGGTAACGCTATTGGTTATGGGTATGAATGTAAAACACTTCCATTGGATGTATGTAATTTTCTTCAACCACTCTCTACAACTGGCAGGGCAATAGCCAAGATGAGGATTGATACCTTTAAAAAACGAGCAAAGAATATATCAGCCGAAGACAGTTTCAATAGTCCAAATAAATACGCTAGGTCGTGTATCGAATTTCTAGAGCCAGGGGTTTATAAAATTGAAATGGATTCATCTACTTTCATGTCACATGAGGATGATGAGCCATCCATGAATTATCCAGCTAGGACAACAGTGAAGTGGGCGACAGTAGGGGGCTATCGTGATGAAGGTGATAAGTCTACTCCTGAAAGAACTGTGGCTGTAATGTATGAAACCTTAAATACTACAACAAGAAATTTAGGCGACTTCCAAGCAAATGTTAATTTTTCATTCCGTCTATTAAACGCCACAAACGCACCCCTACAATGCATAAATCATGACGCTGTAATTCGCCCTTGGTATAATTCAGTGGGCATGGGTTCGGGAGATAGTCGGTCACTAACTTCGGACATAACTGGGCGCGATTTTGATAATTTAAACCACAAGCACGCTGGGGATTTAAGATGCAAGAAATCTTCAATCTGTAAGGAAAAGAAAGACTACCAGTTCAGAGGTTTGCGGATGGCAAGCCCTTATCGTACAACTGCTGACCAGCCATTAGCATCCGAAAAACAATTTGTGACGAGCCAAATGAGAAATGGATTTGGTTTCATACAAGCTATACCTGAAATGTGTCATTGGAAAATAGGTTGTTGGGAAATACCGAAAATTACATATGAAACACTGTGGGTTCCAGTTTTTACCGATGGGACAACAACGACAGAATTTAGGTCTGTCTGGTCAAGATCAAGTGAAATATCACAAAACCTACGTTATGGGTACTTCAAGGGACAACGAGATATCCAGAAATATGGTCGCAATGTTGCCACGAATCCTTTTCCGCCTGACCCAAACTACCCGTATGGTGAATACTGTAAACATGGTATAAATGAAGCTGGGTATCACTTGCTTTCAGCTAATACTAAAGCCAATAACTATGGCGTTCCTATCCAGTTTGGTTTCCGAGAGGGAGGAAAAACAACAGGGAGTTGCACTGTGTCACCGAAATATTGTCCGCATAATGGGGTGCTAAAGCCACACGGCGCGATCCCGTATGTTGATGGGTCACATGGGGCGCCATATTGCTCAATGAGTCCATCATGCCCTACTACATTAGTATTTCAAGATAACAAGCCAAAAACTAAATGGTATCCATGTAAAACAACTGATGATCAAATGTATTTCTTGGATGGACCAAGACAATTTACTGGAGGAAATGCTTGTCCTTCCACATGGAGGGATATTCCATTTCCTGATAGAATTGAAGTTGAAACGAAGAAAAAGCAAAAGAAATGGGTTGAAAGTGAAATTAGTCCACTTGAAGCACCAATTGAGAGAAAAGTGTTTGAACTTCCAATTAAAGACCCTGATGGTACTAAGAAATGGATACCAAAAACACTTCATAATCTCAAAAAATTTGCGGCATTTGAAGCCTGGGAAGATGAGTTTCAAGCTCAAAAATTACTAGAAAATGCTCAAATTCCCATTAAATTATGTGAAAAAATGAGAATATGGGGGGCAAATGATCTCCGTAAATCTTATTACCCATATAAATATGCTGATATAACTAGTGTCGACGAATATGATACCACTATGTTACCAAAAAGTTGGAAGACGGCATTAGTTGGTGAAGAGGGAGGTGTTGATTATTTTAAAGACATGGTCCAGCACGTCAAAGATGATACATACTTGTTGGGTAAAACTCCTAAGTATTATTATTTTACGGTAAGTCTCGAATATCGCACAACCATATTTAAATCTGTGAATAGCCAGGCTATTAAGGAAACAGAAGATATTGAAATTCCGACAAAATATACAGAATATAATCTACCTGCATCATACACCACTGTTGGCGTACCCGTAGATTGGAGCGACGCTAAAGCTTTTACTGCAGTAAAGAAATATGATCTACCTACATCATATAGGCAAGAGGGGTTACCCGTAAATTGGGCTGACTCACAAGGTGTTAAGTCCACAGAATATTATAATGTCGCAACAAAGTTTGAGGGCGCGCAGGGAGTCGACGGCACACAATCCGTAAAGGTTATATCAACCGTAAATACAGTCGATGTAGCACAAATCAAAAGCCAAAAGAATATTCTAGCGATAAAAGAACTTGAAAGCATTGATAAGATTAAAATTTTCCAAGAATATGTTTCGGTAATAAGTGGCGAAGAGAAGCTCAAGTATTACTTCTTTGATGAGGAAGATAGAACGGCAAACCTTACCGCGAGCCATGATATTACACTCAAGGGGTGCAAGCAGCCAGTTGTAGATATAGGCCCTCCAGGCGAGGGTGAAGAAGGCTTAGATGGTAAAGATGGAGAACCTGGCATAGATGGCATAGATGGAGAAGACGGAGAAGATGGAGCAGATGGTGAAGACGGTGAAGATGGTGAACTCGGGAAAGATGGGAAAAGTGCTAAAGATGGAAAAGAGGGGGAAAGCGGGGATTCGGGGGTACTAGGCAATTTTGGATTTACAGGCGAAGGTGGTGAGCGTGGAGCCCTTGGGGATGGTGGTGAAGATGGGATTGATGGGATTGATGGGGCCGGCGGTGAAGGTGGCGCAGGTGGCACAGCGGGTTTTACGGGTGGAGCAGGTTCTAGTGGAGACTTCGGAAGCTTAGGTTCTTCAGGAGCCGGCGGTAGTGGTGGCAGTGAAGGAAGCTATGGCCCAGGGGGGTGGAGCGGTGCTCATGGTGATTTTGGTGTTGATGGAGGGAATGGAGCGGGTGGAGAACCTGGAAGCCCTGGAAGCCTTGGAAGCCCTGGGGGTGGCTCTAGTTGTGGCCCCCCATGTTACGGCGGTCCTGGAGGTCCTGGAGGTCCTGGAGGTAGAGGCGGTCGAGGCGGCAAAGGCGGCACTGGCGGTCGCGGTGGTCGAGGCGGCAGAGGTGGCGCTGGCGGTCAAGGTGGCAGAGGTGGAAAAGGTGGAATTGGAGGCGTTGGTGGTCGAGGCGGCAAAGGCGGCAAAGGCGGCAAAGGCGGCAAGGGCGGCATGGGCGGCATGGGCGGTCGAGGTGGTCAAGGTGGAAAAGGTGGTCAGGGCGGCAAAGGCGGTCGAGGCGGTCGAGGCGGTCAAGGTGGCAAGGGAGGTCCTGGTGGTCCTGGAGGTCCTGGAGGTCCTGGTGGCAAAGGTGGAAAAGGCGGCACGCGCGGCATGGGCGGCAAAGGCGGTGAGGGCGGTAAAGGTGGCAAAGGAGGTCCTGGAGGAAAGGGAGGAAAAGGAGGTAAAGGCGGTGAGGGCGCTTTAATTAGCTATACCCCAGGCACATGCGGACAGGTCTCGGGGACAGTCACGATTGATCCATTTACTTATCAAATCTTAAAAGTTGATATTATGGATGGCTCTTCTGTGCCAACTGTTTGGAACACTTTTGCTATTAATACACCTTCAAAGAATGGAGCATCGCAAGGTGTGAAGAGTACTGAAGATGTAACCGTATATACCTTAAATAAAGTAACAGCGAGTGAAGTTTACACAAAAAGTGTAGATGTCCCCAAAAAATATAAGGATATTAAAAGTCCTATTGAGTTTAGTGACATAACGTCCATTAAAGAACTTGAGACTATTTTCTACCCAGATATGTTTGCTGATTTCAAGATACCAGTTACTACCGCATCTGTTAATTTGCCTGAAAATATAATAGACATAAGTTATCCTAGCACTTTTAACGAATTTAAGCTTGTTGATTCTACTAATACAGAAAAAATCCCAACTAATTTTGAAACAAAAAAATTCATAAAAACTTTGCTACCCTTCGTAGCGGTTACAGAAACAGAGAAGCCTAGGCTCCCTGCGACATATGAGAGATTATCAATCCCCACACAATATAAGTCAGAAAAGGTAATAATAGATTGGAAGCTCCGCGAATTTTATGCATTTACCAATGAACCTATTGAAGCTCACATACCAAAAACCTGGAAAATTTATGAAGTACCAACTTCGCTAGAAACATATGAAAATATGCCCGTAGAATGGGATTACATTGAAGTTCCAAAGTTCCTCGAGAATTGCGAAGGTTATGTAATTTCTGAAAAAAAGGAAACAAATATAGGTATAGATTACAAGAAGATCAGAGAGCCAAATTTCAATGAAACAATACAATCTCGATTAGTAAAGGAGTGGGAGGAATTAGATTGGTTTATATATAGAAAATTCAAGCTTGATTCTAAGTATCATCCCAAGTGTAGGCACATGCTTTTTTGCGAAAAGGATGTCCCTGTCATGGTAAAATGCCCTGCTCGTCACTTATGGAGACCCAATGTATCTAGTTGCCCGAACAACTACTACCCAAAAATTAGACTTCCTAATAGAATGGTTAGAGCCAACTCTTGGCCCGCAGATGTTTCTATAGCTTGGGGTATGCATTTTCCTTTTGATATTTCATCAGTGTGGATGGGCAAGGGAGCATGGAAGGTTTTCAGAGGCATTGGAAATATAAGGTGGGTAAGAAAAACATTCGCTGTTCCTCAGGGTTTACCCACTGGGGATGATAGTCTTTTCTCTAACACAGATGTGTCAGGTGAGTCTGGGAATTATCTAAATGAATTAAGATATCATGGAGCGCATGTTGATCCCGAAGAACATGGGTGGTGTAAGGTTTTCCATCGTAGTATTTTATCAAACCCGAACTGGAATGGAAGACTTCCATCAAGTGTTGAGAATAGAGAACCAGCTGAATATGATATGAGGGATTTTGATTATGGACATCCCTATATCTATCCACAATTAAACTATAATAAAAAATACAGAAACAGTACGTGTGATATAGATTGTAAAGAAATCGTTCTAGGCTCTGATCCACCTTGTAAAATTGGATATAGAGCAGAAGCAAAAGTGGATGGCCAGTGTAAAGTAGGTGACCCTGTATGCAAAGGCAAGGGCACACCTGGGTTTAAGACTTACTCAAATAATAACTCATGCTGCGCACCCAACCCATGTGCTCCAAAGATTCCTGGGGGGATTTATAATAATGCTAATACCGAAGTATGTGATGCTAAAGTGCCCTCTGTGTTCACCTCTTCATCATCCAAGTCCTTTATCATTGAAGTTGTAAAACGTGGATGGAAAGAATTAGATGGTGATCCATATAGTGCAAAAAAGGACAAGGGCGGGGAGAAATATGGGGATGTTTCACCATCCTCTAAATTTGAGACAGAGAACCACAAGGGAACGGACTCGGTAGAGCACGCATTAACGATAAGATTCAATGAAATCGCGTATAAGGATGGCAACCCTATTGCAAGCACTAGGGGTAAGCCCACAAGAACCCCTTATGTTAAGCATAGCAGATATTATGCTAACAGGCTTCAATTCTATGCAAAGACCGCCCACATTGAAGCCATGACTCGCGAGCATCCTGCCGATGACACAAGGTGGAGAAAATACTACTCAAGTCCTTCCAGGCTACTTGATTTTGGCGTAATTATTACGAGATTAAGTGATATTGATAATCCTGATTATGTATATATGGGGGGTGGTCGATTGGAAAAACAACTTATGAGCACTCAGGGTGACTCGATTGTTGAATACAAGGGGACAAGATCAGGGGCAAAAAGTAAGGAAGGTAAAGTCGTTCCTTAAGGTTGACAAAAACACTTATCACATGGCTACTGAGGTAGGAGATAATGTCCAAGTCAAAGCAAACCTCGCATTCATGGCGAAGGTTATCGCTATTGTTGGCACATGCGTATGGGGCTATTCTGTTATATGGAATAAAATAAATGAACTAGACAATGGATTAGGAAGAGTTCAGCATGAAGGGACTATGTTAGGGGACTTATCTGCTCGCATGATGCATATCGAAAAATTTGCAGAACAAGCAAAGGCTGACTTGGATAGCCTAGTAGCAAAGCAAGATGAGCCAATCACATCAGATTATCAACAATTTGAAAGAATTAAGTATCTTGAAAAAGAATTGGATCGCATAAGGGATAAAGTCGAAGGTCATAGCGACTTTATTGAGCAGTGAGATGGGTGAACTACTTACGTTGTTTATCACTGGTGGTGGTTCTACGGCTATGGGCGCTATTCTTAAGGGCGTGTTTGGTTATATTTTTGAAGCCCGTCAGCACAAGCACGATCTTGAAATGGCGAGAGAGGCTCGAACGAGCGATAATTTCCTTAGACTTCAAGCTGAGCTCAATCAAGGCGATGGTGGCAAGTTTGTTCGTGGTACTCGCCGTTTGCTGGCTGTTATCGGGATGTCTACCCTCAGTGCGGTCACAATCCTTTGTACCCTTTATCCAGAAGCCCAAATCGTTACCCTTACAAACCTCAATGGAGAAGGAAGAAACGAAATCTTGTTTGGGCTCATCAGTTGGCAAGCAAGCCAAGATCAAGTCACAATCTCAAGTGGGCACATTGCTCTCGTCACGACCACTGTGGTCTACCCCGCAATAATAGGTTTTTATTTCGGACCATCAGGAAAACAATGAATGATATAAACTCAACTATACTCATGGGAACTGGTGGGACTGCCACTACGTTTTTATTAAACCAATATGTAAACCCCATGTTGGCTACACTTACAGGTGTGCTAACGGTACTAATCCTGGTACAGAAACTTATTAAGGAGTACAAGAACATCAAGGATGTAGCCCCTGTAGCCCTAGCTAAGCCAAAGAAGAGTTACAAAAGGAAATCTACAAAAAAATGAAGAAATTTGTGTTCGCCAGTGACCTCCATGGCGACCACCAAGATACGGAATCTGTGGATGTTCTCCTGCAGTTCATAAAAGATTTTAAGCCTGATAAAAAAGTATTTGGTGGCGACCTATTCGATTTCCGACCCCTAAGAAAAGGGGCAGGGCCTGCAGAGCGAGCCGAGAGCATGGAAGCTGATGTTTACGCAGGTTTGGAGTTCCTTAGTAAATTTAAGCCAAATGTTTTATTATTGGGAAATCATGATGCTCGTTTATGGAAAACAGCAGAACATGATAGTGTTGGCCTTGTTATGGATTTGGCAAAACAGGGCGTGAGAGATATAGAAAAGAAATGCAAAAGTATTAATTGCAAAATTATACCCTATGATGCCTCAAGTGGCTACTATGACATCGGTAAAGTTAGATTTATTCATGGCTACTTTGCGGGAATATACGCAACAAAAAGACACGCCGACACATATTCCCCAAATGGGGGTGTGGTATTACATGGCCATACGCACTCAATAGGGCAATCAGGCACTCAAAGAGTCGGGGGTGCAGCAGGAATGGCAGTTGGTTGTTTAGCTACAACCGACATGCAGTACAATAAGCATTGGCCAAATAGATTGACTCATCGCAATGGTTTTGCTTATGGATATACGGACGCAAAACAATGGGAAGTATTTCAGGCAAAAAAAGGTCTAAAGGGGTGGGCTCTGGCAAGCGAGATAAAGATTTATGGTCGGCAGCCCTAGCTGAAGCATTAGGGCTAGGCGATGTTCCACCTGGTTACCCAGAAGGTTGGTACACCTTGGTGGAAGTTAGGGAAATGTGGGGCGTTGGAGAAGTTAAGTCTCTAAAAATGATGAGAAGTCTTCTTGACTCAGGAAAAGCTATTCGCCATGATGGCTCCTACCTTGCTAAATGTGGTAAGTATAAAAAAAGAACTTGGTATAAATTAAAGGAGTAAAACATGGCAAACACTATATATTGGTTTCAAACTAAATTACCTAAAATAATGATAAATGAAGCCCTTAATCAACTAGTAACCTTCGAGAATGAAGCTGTTGATGGATTAATAGATGGGGATGATTTAAATAAAACTATTCGTGATAGTAAAGTTTTCTTCCTAGATGCATCAAATTGGTTGGGAGGGTTTATTTGGTACTATATTCAGCAAGCAAATAATAACAACTTCCGTTATGACATAACGGACTATGATGATGGCTCTTTGCAATATACCATTTATGGAAAGGATCAATTTTACTCATGGCATAGAGATCAGGATATAGATACTGCTTACGAGTGTAAAATTATTCCCTCATCAGAAACCAGTTCAGCCGAGGATAAGGTTATGCTAATGGGCGAGCATGTCCGTAAATTGTCATTTTCATTGCAACTAAATGGCGCAAACGATTACAAGGGCGGTGAGCTAGAAATTGAAGACAACCAAGGCAATTTACACGAAATGGAGAAGGGTCAAGGCAACCTTACTATATTTGACAGCAGAATGCGTCATAGGGTCAATCCTATATCCAAGGGAATCAGGAGATCATTAGTAGGCTGGGTCATTGGGCCTCGTTGGAAATGAATTCATTTTCCTTGGTATGCACTGCGGGTATACGGAAAGAGGCTGGTTTATGCATTTATGCAATACGAAGAATATATAAGGATTTACCGATTTACATAGGGTGTGATCAGCAAACAGCGGATTACATAAAGAAATTGCCGTTCAAGTATGTTTTCACTAAAAACTTAGCAACCAATGAAATCCTGCAACTTTATCGCGAAAGCATAAAAAAAGAACACCCTAATCATGTGGCATCTCATCATAGAATGGAGGTTATTGCCACAAAAATGGACACGCTTGCATGGGCTATAAGGGAAGCTGGCAATACGTTATTTATAGATTCTGATGTAATAATAGTAGATAGGGTTGATAAAGCAATTTTCAAGGGTGCGGACGTCTATTTATCTCCTCACTATTATGGGTGGGATAGGCAACTACAATCTGGGTTATATGGGGTGTATAATGCTGGATACCTTTATGCGAATAAAGTTGAGGTTGCTGATATATGGAGAGAGATTTTTTTATACAAAAGCGAGTTCTATGAACAACAAGGATTGATTTGGTTGTCTGAATATTTTGATGTTTTTCACTTTAGTCGGGGTCATAATTTTGGATTTTGGAGAGGTTCCTATCCCCAGAAATATTTGAATGGAGAGCAAAGAATAACCTTTAATCCACCGAGTTATAACTGGAAGTATATCTATTCCATTCACGCTAGATTGATAAATTTTGGTTATAGAAATAATACAATAATAACTAGGCAAAATTTATTTAATGATTGGGTTAAGCAAAACATACCCAATGATATAGTGGATTACGCTGCTGGCGAATCCACTAATACTTTTTATATAAACCAGGGCCTTGAAGTTGGATCATTTAGTTTTGTGGCTACCAAAGAAAACAAGAAAGAGGCAGCAGTTTTGTTGAAATCAATAAGACGACTCTATAAATGCCCTGTTTATGTTTTATCAGATAAAGCGACAAGTTCATATTTGAGGAAATTTTCATTTAATGATGTACACTTTAGGAATGAGTTGGATGAAAGTAAATTAAAAGAAGTAGATACGGGTAAAGTAAAACTGCATAATAATTTTCATAATCCAAAAATAATTTACAAAAAAATGGATTGCATAGAGTGGGCAATGGAATCCGCAAGGAGGACATTCTTCCTTGATTCAGACATCATAATAACTAGCACACTACATGATGATTTATTAAATAAAGACATTATGCTGTCTCCGCATTTTCATGAAATGGGAGCAGGTAAAGAACTTGATGAACAATATGGAAAATTCAATGCGGGATATATATGGGTCTCTAATAAAGATGTTCCTAAAAGATGGAAGGATATTTATTTAAATGAATCTTCATTTTATGAGCAAAAAGGGATGGAGAAGTTTAAAAACTATTTTACCGTCGGTGAGTTTGATGAAACGCACAATGTTGGGTTTTCAAGGTTTCGTAAAACTTGGGATGATTCAAATTTAGTATTAAGTAGTGATTACACTAAATGGTCTAAGTCTAAATCATTCCATTTTCATACCTTCAAAGAATCTTATGTGAAAGCAGATAAGGGTTTACAGAAAGGTTATAACGCTCTGTATTCATTTTTAATAAATTATATACCTGATGATTTAAGGGAGTTCATTAATGATTTATAATGAGTTTGATGGCTGGTGCTTTATACACATCCCCAAAAATGCGGGTAGTTCTGTTAATAATGCATCATTTTATGGAAGAAATAAGGCTTTATCGAATTTAGGTAATATCTTCCCACAAGAAAATCATGTCACCAGGATTCAGTCAAAGTCTGATGTTAGGCACAATAAGTGGCACTACTGGAGGGATGAGATACCGAAGGGGTTAAGACCAATTGCTATAATTAGGAATCCATGGGCTAGGTGTGTTTCTATATATTTGTATAATTTAAAACTTGCCCACCGAATGAGTGATCAAGGTTGGGCGCAAGAGGATCACCCAAGATTATCCTACGAAGGCTTTCGGAACTCATGGATGCCAGGGGGTTTCTTCGTTGATGGTCACGCAGAGGAAATAGAATACTCAGATTCAACGGGTCGGGCATGGAGTCAGAGCGATCAACAGATTTCATGGCTTAGTGTCAATGGTACAATAGTTGGTGATTTTTATAAGCTAGAAGACGAAATGCCAGAACTCTGTTCGCGATTAAATATACAAGAAATGCCCTGGGTTAATAAAACCACTGAGTTTGATTACGAGAAATATTATCAAAATGATGAAATCTTGATAAATAGAATAAGTGAATTATTCAAAGATGATATAAAATTCGGTAAATATGAGTTCAGTAAATAATACAGACCTTGATAATACAGACCCATACTCTATTCATAAGCTAGAAAGTAACTCACTTGATAGCATAAAAATTTATAATTTTTTTACACACAATGAAATTGACACTGCAATTATAGAAGAAGCTTATAGGGTCTTGAAACCTGGGGGGAAATTATTAATAAATTTCAATATAGGAAGGGGAGAGGTAGGGCAGGCTAAACAAGTAAAAAAACCTCTGCAATATTATATAGAGGCTTTTAAGTCTTTCCACTTTGATGTGCATAGTGCTCATAGGTATGACAAAACAGCCTGGACTAGGGTAAATGCAGAATTGCGAAAACCATATGTAGAAAAAAAGCTAGATATAGTTTTTGTTACAACAAAAGCCGAGGTTGAGCGGGGGGAATTTGCGAGATGCTTGAATCATTACTTTAAGGATGATAATGCATACACTATAAGGGTATTCACTGATAAGGATGTTGTTATCCAGCCACATAAATCACTAAATATTATACACACTGTAATCGGAATATCTGATTTTGATAATATTTACAAGAGGACGCCGCAAGAATTGAGTTCAATGAAACTCAAGGATATCCCCCCACTTGGGGGGTCGTCTGGCCCAAACAACCTTTTCTTTGGTGCATTTAAACACCTCGTTAAAGAAAAAGCCGATGGCTTTCTTGTTCTAGAAACCGACACCCAGCCAATGGTAGATGACTGGTTCCCGAGGCTACAAGAGGCATTTAACACGAAAGATTTTCTGATTCTTGGTAGTACATATAAAGGAGATCAGGAAAATCCAACATATCAAGACTGGACTGGTCACTTAAATGGCGTTGGTATTTTCGCTAACAACAAGCACCTGGGGTTTCTCATGGAGCACACGGAAAACCTCATACGCGAGAAAATCAAAACAAATAAGAGCCACTTCCATAGCGACGCAACTATTCACATTATGTCGCTTAAGCACTCATTTTGCATCTCCTATGATTTAGGAATGCACCTATTAAGGCAAACAAAGATAGGGCAGGAAAAATTCTCTAACCCTGATGACCCCAGTGGTCACTTTTTGGATTCAGAGTACATTATAAATGCATCCTCCGATGCTGATAAGGGAAAGAGTTTGGAGTACTTCAGGGAAAAGTTTCCCAAAGGTTTAATACTACATAAGAAGTATGAAGATGATTTATATATGAGTGATGATGATGACGAAAAGTCAATTTATATCATGCCTCAACAAGGTCTTGGCAATAGATTATTACAAGTAGATTCAATTTATGCACACGCCAAGGAGCATGGATTTTCCTCTATAAAGATTTATTGGCACAAAACAAAAGGCTTTTCGGATGAGAAATTTGAAGACCTTCTTGATTGGCCTTATCTCTGTTCATTATCTCCAAAGTTTTCTTTATGCACGCATGAAGAGTATGTTAATGCAAGGTCTAGGTACTTAAAGTTAGATGAGTATTTTCATCAAAACGATAAATTGAATTACGTTTTCAATGTAGATAGGAAAATTATCTTACATAAGATAAAAAATGAAAGCTTCACATTGGAGTCTTTCGTATCTATTGATTGGTTGTTTCCTATTTTAAATTTGAAACACAGATTCGAGTTTTTACGAAATCATGTAAAGCCTTCAGAAAAAATACAATTAGAAATAGATAAGTATAAAATTGATGGTCATGTAGGATTGCACATAAGAGCAGGCGATGCGTTAATTAGTCCATGGCAGGACAATTATAAAAAATCAAAACTAGATCATTATGAGGCTATTATTAATTCCAATGAGAAAATATTTTTGACCACCGATAGCGAGACCCAAGAAAAGTACTTCAAGGATTTATATGGAGATAAAATACTATGCAGTGAAAAGAGGTTTGTTGATAGTGGCCTAAAGGAATCGAATAACAAAGAGTTTCAAGCGGAAGCTCTTATTGATATGATTTTACTCTCTAAAACGAATAAAATCTATGGAACTAATTGGAGCACATTCAACCAGGTGGCTTCAATTATAGGTTATAGGGATAGAGTGGAACTTAGCGACGAAAACTTGCGCTATCATGAATTAACAAAAGTTAAAAGACCGTACTCGGTTGTAACTGTTACGAAAAATAGATTTAATATTCTCAAGTCATCAATAAATTCTTGGCTAATACAGGAGGAGGTAAAAGAGGTCGTTGTTGTTGATTATGGCTCAGATGATTTTGACGAAAAATACATGAAAGAGCTAGATCAAAGAGTAAAGGTAATACGGGTTGAGAGTGAATACTTTAATCTCTCCAAGGCATACAATATTGCTCTAGAGAATGCTGAATATGATAATATATTAAAACTTGATGTGGATTATTTTATTAACCCATACTTCCAGATCAACGAGTGGATGAGTTTCAATTTAGATAATGCTTTTGTGACAGGAAATTGGGAGCATAAAGAAAAAGACAACTCTATGGGGTTCTTGGAGTATCTTAATGGGTTGCTCATATGCAAGAGGAAACACTTGGAGCAAGCAGGTAATTATGATGGAAATAAGCACGGATATGGCTGGGACGACTGCGATTTATACATCAGGCTGCGGGACAAATGTGGATTAAGCAGGATGATGGTCAACTTTAGAACTAATTATGCACCGATATTTCATATACCTCACTTAGATTTCGAGCGAACAAAGTTTTACAAGGAAAAGGATATTACTGCATCTTTACATGCAAACCAAAAAGAATTTCGAGAACGCCATAACTTGAATAAATTACATGATAATATCAAATGAGTTGAAATACATATTCATCCATGTGCCAAAGACGGGAGGGACATCTATCGTTAAGTTCCTGTGCAATTACGATGAGTTCAAGTATACATTGTGTGGTTTTTGGGATGGCTTCTATAAGTTGAATAAAAGTAAATACCCTAAGGTCACCACCGATCTTTATATACACGCAAGCATAGATGAAGTGGGTAGTTACCTAAAGAAGCACGGAGAAGACCATAAGGAATATTTCAAGTTCGCATTCATTAGGAATCCATGGGACTTAATGGTTTCTAGTTATGAGTACTATCGGCAATATATGATTAAGGGGGTAAACTTACCTGCTATTGAAAAGCAAAAAGTAAAAGAAGCCCTTGATGGTGACTTTAATGATTGGTGCATCAAGTATGCTGAGGGGGTGCAATTATATCTGCATAATAGGGTTTTTTCTGGAGATAAATTAGGAGTAAACCATCTTGGGAAGATGGAGGATATGAGGCAGGAATTAAAGTTCATCTTCTGGCGTATTGCCCCGCATATTGACATGGATGCTATTGATTTGCCACATCTAAATAGCACCAAGAGGAGGGAGTATCAAGAGTACTACAATGATGCGACTAAGGATTTTGTAGCTGCGGTATTCGGTGAAATAATCAAACTTGGGAGATACAAATACCAATAAGTATTTTTTTTTTGAAAAAAGTTTGACAGGGTCTTCACCTTGCTTTTTTAGTACAACCTCAACATTAAACAAGGAGGTATATATGGAACAGTCTCAGATAGAGATAAGGGATTCAGCAGCGCCCGTTTTCACAAACTTAGAAAACCAAATGTCTGCAATTCAAGCCCTAGGTGAAGCTATCACTAAAAGCGGATTCGCTGGATGTGAAAAGGTGGAGCAAGGAGTAATCGTAGCGTTTACTTGCTTGGCTGAAAAAATTACACCTATTGAGTTCTCACGCACTTATGATATTATACATGGTCGCCCCACGAAAAAGGCTTCTGTGATGCTCGCAGAGTTTCGCTCCAAGTACGGTGGGGATTTTGATTGGGTTGATGATGGCGAAGACGGTAAAGCGGCTACTTTAACATTAATATATAAGGGGTCACAAAAGAAACCCGTTAGCTTCACCTTAGAGGAGGCGAAACAAAAGGGTCTATCATCAAAACCAAACTGGAAAATGCATCTTCCTGAAATGCTAAGAGCGCGTTGTATTACTAAAGCCCTCAGAATGCATGTGCCTGAAATCGCTGCTGGTATTTATGACCCACATGAGTTAGATGATGCACCACAGCCAACTGTTATGGTTAGTCCTGGTGAAATTAATGGAATCAAGGTCTTGGGAAGGAGACTTGAATCTCTTGATCCTAATAGCAGAAGAGAGGCGGAGTCAAAAATCTTGAAAAGGTTCAAAGTTAAATCAATGACTGACCTAAGTGATGAAAACATATCTCGCGTTATTGAGAACTGGGATGTATTCATAGAAGGGCTTAAAATTGAAGCATCATCGAAATAGCCCATCTAGTTTTCCTATGAAAAATCGCTGTCCGCAGTTTGAGTCTGCGGGCGGCGGCTCTCCTTCGGCTGATCGCGGAACAGCTTTGCATCATGAACTAAATAAAAAATTTAGCAAAGGAGTAACAGACCCTCTTGATTTATTTGAGTTATCAGAAGCGGATATATCCGAGGTTGATTGGGCTTATAAAACAATTAACGATTTATGCAGCTCTACTTGGCCTATTGAGTCAGAGATTCAAGTATCTTACCATGATAGCTCATTCAATGAATTATATTTCGGTACTTGTGATATAGTCAATGGCCCAAATATATATGATTTAAAAACAGGAGAGGAGCACGCATATTGGCATCAGATGGCAGGCTATGCACTCGCTTTAATGAGTGAGCGAGGTTACAAAGTTGTTAATGTTCATTTGCTATTTTCTCGTTATAAGAAAATACAAACCTTTACTATAACAAAGGAGCAAGCAGAACCAGCAATTCTTGATATCATATCAAGGACAAGCCAACCTAATGCCCCGTGTTACCCAAATGAATTTTGTGGATGGTGCAAAAAGAATGCAATATGTCCCGCTATTAAAGATAGAGCTAACACTATCGCTTTAAGTAATGATTGGAAACTAGATACATACGACCCTAGTGAGATCACTAAAAACCCAGATGAACTATCCAAGGCAATTTTCTTGAGCAGGATGATGAAAAAGTGGGTTAATTCCATAGAGGAAATAGCAAAGGATCATGATTCTATTCCTGGGTTTGAATGGAAGGAAATAAAAGGAAAAAGATGGGTTGAGCCGATTGGTGATATATGTCAAAAGCTTATGATAAGCGAAGGCGACTTTATCATGAACTCAAATATTTCATTAACAAAACTACAAGAGCTTGTTCGTTTATCCAACAACATGACAACAAGGAATGAAGCCATGGAATTTATTGAGAAAAAAATACCCAGCTTAATAAGGCAGGGAAAATCTTATAAAAAACTAACACAAAAAAAGGAGTAATATATGTCAATAGAATATGAATACACTGATTCGGATAATGCAACCGCTAGACCCATACCACCTGGTGAATATGATACGGAGATTACGGGCTATGAGTTCGGGATGTCCTCATCTGGGACTGATAAACTCACTCTCACTTTATACTTTCCTGACTGCGAAAGTTCTATGTTGGAAGATGTTTATTTCACTCCGAGGGCTCAATGGAAGTTTGATACAGTTCTTAAGTGCTATGCTGCGAGCAAGAATCAAGCTCTTCCCAACAAAGGCGATAGAATTACAATCAACAACGAGTTTGTTGAGAAATACCTCGTTGGTGGTGAGGGAAGAGTTGAAGTTAGGGAGGAAGAGTACAATGGTAAAAAGAGGACTCGCGTTGGTGCTTATCTTCCTAGCGCTAGACTTTCCGCGCCTACTGGAGCATCTAAGGGCCAACAAAGTCTTCTAGAGGAAGGAGGCGATGATGTTCCATTTTAATGGTACTTTCTTGGACTTATTTTATGTCAGTTTTTTTGTAATTGGCATTGGTATAGTTTCATTCTTTGTTTTTGTGCTAATAGCCGCACTTATAATTGGCTTAATAGAAAAGAAAAAAAAGGCTAAAGATATGAAAACTGTGCTTGACCTATTAAGCCAAGATAAGAGAAAAGAAAGGATTGAACAAATGATCGAGCAAAGCCGAGAAGAATTGGCTAACCTTGAAAAAGAACTAGAAAAAAATACCCAAAAGGAGGATAAAAATGGCAACACGGAAGAAACCAAATAATAAAACCGAAACCGCAGAGAAAAAAGACAATGACAACTGGGACCCAGAGCGCGTTCGTAAATTCAGAATGGCTTATGACAAAAAGGTAAAAGAAGGAATACTACCAAAAGATGTTAGGACTTCATTCACTTTTGAGGGTCAGGATTTCAATATGGCTTTCGCTTTTTATTTATTGGAATATTTTGAGACTTGCATCTTTTGGCCACCTCAATCACGTGTCTATGCAATGACACCTGATTTAGAAGATTGAACCTAATTTGCCTAGATTTAGGCACTAAACTAGGATGGGCAACGAGGTGTGGTGGTGTTATTGACTCTGGGACAAATGACTTCAAGTTATCGAGGTTTGAGGGGCATGGTATGCAGTTCCTCAAGTTCAAGAAATTCTTAACTAAACTAGCTGAAATTGTTACACCTGACGTAATCGTAATTGAGGAAGTCAGGAGGCATCTTGGTGTAGATGCAGCCCATGCATATGGGGGTTACTTGTCTCATGTCGCATCATATTGCGCTGAGGCAGGTATCCCTCATACTGGCGTGCCTGTTGGTACTATTAAGAAACATGCCACGGGAAAAGGTAATGCTAGTAAGGAAGAAATGATAGAGGCAGCTAAAAGCATCTATCCATGCCAAAATATCAAGGATGATAATCAAGCGGATGCACTTTGCATCTTAAATTATGCTATACAGGAGGTTATATAATGGATTATGGAAGAATCCCCCAAAAGACGGAGGAATATTTAAAATATGGAGCACCCGAAGGTCAACGGAATGGTGCATTAATGGATGCGGCTTGCCAGTTGCGTGATGCAAAGTGGGAGCCACAAAGAATGTTTGAAGTGTTACATAGACGTGGCGCTTTAGATGGATTAAGAGAGGCGGAGATAAATGCTACTATAAAGTCAGTTTTATCAAGACCGCCTAGAGATGAAATAGGTCATGGTCGCACAATGGACAGACCGATGCGTGTACAAAGAGATTATAACTTTCAGTTTCAACAACCAATAGAGGAGAAAGAGCCTGTTATATATGCTTTGGATGAAGCTGATGAAATACCAGAGCCTTTAGAGAATCCAACTATTAATTTCCTTAATGCATTATTTTCGCCAGAAGATAAAATACAAATAGTTGTAGCTAAGAGAAATGAAAATGGAGGTGAGTCTCCCGTTGGTGCAATGCCCATACTCAAATGCGAGGAATGGACAAAGAGGATAGAATCCAAGGGTGGTGATGTAACAGAGATATTTTCGGCAAGTGATAAGAATGGGAAAATTAACCAAGGTTTATATTTCTCCATTAATCCACTAAGGGAAGTAAAGGAAGGTCGCAAGCGACACAATATACAGCGTTATGATCATGCTCTTGTTGAATTTGATACAATTTCATTAAAGCAACAATGGCAGTTAATAAAGAAAAGCAAGATACCTTGTGCAGCAGTTTGCTACAGCGGAAATAAGTCGCTTCATGCCATCGTCAGAGTTAATGCTCGGGATCAAAAGCAATATGATGAGCGGGTGGCTTTATTATTTGATCACTTTAGTGAGTATGATGTAGATACGCAAAATAGCGACCCATCAAGATTATCTAGATTACCTGGTTGCACGAGAGGTGACACGGGGAAAGCACAAACTCTTTTGGCTACGAATATTGGCTCAAAGTCATGGAAAGATTGGGAGTCTCATATAACTGATAAGTTCCCTGAGATACAAACCCAAGAGGAGTTTTATAACGAAGATTTGTCTGAGCCTCCCGAGATAATTGAGGGCTTACTGCATAGGCAGTTATCATTAGTTATTGGTGGTAGCTCTAAAACTTATAAAAGTTGGTCACTCTTAGATATGGCTATCTCCACTGCTAATGGTGTGCCATTTTGGGGCATGAATACAACTCAAGGTAAATGTTTATACATAAACTTTGAGATTCCTGAGTATTACATGAGGGAGAGAGTTAAGAGCATATGTGATGCTAAGGGTATAGATATACCATCTGACAATTTATACATATGGAATTTGAGAGGTCGGGCTCAAGCTTTGGAAAACATTAGACCAAAGTTTACTAGAGTGATGGCGAATGCTAATTTTGCCATGGTTATACTTGATCCTATCTATAAGACATTAGGTAATCGTGACGAAAATGCCGCGGGTGATATCAATTCGCTTATGAATGAAATGGAGCATCTAGCTCTAGAGACAGGTGCCGCGGTAGTTTTCGCTACACACTTCTCAAAGGGAAATCAAGCAGCCAAGTCTCCAATTGATAGAATTTCAGGCAGTGGTGTTTTCGCTAGATCACCTGATACTATTCTTGTTATGACCGAGCATGAAGAACACGGGTGTTTCACCGTGGATGCAACAGTGCGAAACTTTGAAACGCCTGAGCCTTTTGTTGTGAAGATGAAATTCCCTTTGTTTGAAAGAGTTGACGAGCTAGACCCACAGAAGTTGAAAAGACCAGGCGGTAGACCACAGGCAGACGATTGCATACCTGATGCAATAGAATATCTATCAAAGCTAAAGAAAGGCGAATGGCTACCGCAACAGGATTTGGTTAATAAGATGGTTGAGCAAGGACACTCTGCTACAACAGTCAAGAGACAGATTTCTGCGGCTGTTAAAGAACTTAGAATTGAAAAGGAATCCTCTCCAGGGAGAAGAACAATGGTTCGTAAACCTGAGAAGATTATTATAGAGGTATGACCCAAGTCAAAACGCTTATAATAGATAAGGGTCTACCTGTTAGTAGTAGGGAGGGCTTAAGCCCCCCTACCTACAATAACATTTGGTGGAACCCTCTGGCATATGGGGTAAAAGAGGGGGAGGTTCCTCCTACCTCTCTCTCTTCCACCTCCCTTTGATATGAGATTATTCAATAATGGAAACTATATGGGAGACCTCAATGGTACTGTGTACTCTATGAGGGTATATAGCGATAAAATAAAATGGAATAATGATTGGATTAAGAAAGTCATAAACTTTGAGACGCTAGTAGTTTATGATTGTTTGAGGGGTAATATTCTATCAATTTCCCGTGATGGCATCTTTGACAAGAGCGTTTTAGATGGTGATGATAGAATAATTTTCCTGAAGGATATAAAGGAAATAGAAATAAAAGAAAATGATTTGTGATTTAGAATACAACACTGCCCCTGGGCCCGAATTAAGACTACTAATCCCCATGATATGTGCGTTTAGAGCCAAAGAGAAAGCATGGCATAATTTTTTGCCACAGGCTCATAAATGGATGTTTGAATTGTGTAAAATGGTGGCAAGAACTAAGGGGTGGGATATAGATAAAATATTATTTGGGGAAACACCTGCATCAATATCCGCTTCAATATCTGACAAAGATGGAGCAATAGAATTACTGTTTTTTGTTGAAGGGTTTCAATATTCTAAACTTAGACTACAACTCAAGGAGGAGAAATGTGGATAATTACGACAAAGAAGTTACGTGCATTAGCTTATTCAGCGGATACGGAGGTCTCGACCTCGGAGTGCGAAGAGTTATACCAAACCTGCGAGTCGTCGCTTATGTGGAGATCGAAGCCTATGCAGTCGAACTCTTGGCGCAAAAAATTCAAAGGGGTGAGATGGATGAAGCCCCTATTTTCACGGATGTTACCAAATTCCCTGCGCACCTCTTTCGAGACAAAGTACACCTCGTCATTGCCGGATATCCATGCCAAGACTTTAGTAGTGCAGGGAATAGAGCGGGACTGGAGGGGAAGCGTGGAAAAATGTGGGGATACACCAGGGCAGTTGTTAATGGATGTAATGCTAGAGCATTCTTCGGAGAAAACGTCGACGGGCACGTCTCGCTTGGACTCGACACAGTTGTCAGCGACTTGGCAGAGGATGGTTTCATGGTTAAGGGAGGAATATACTCTGCGTTCGAGGTTGGTGCGCCACATCTCCGCAAGCGAATCTTTTCGCTCTCATTTAGATCAGACCCTCGGAGTGCCCCCTGGGATCAATTCAAGCGAGGCAATCAAGGATGGATCGATATTGATGAACTCAAGTTCAGAGCCCTTACAACGGGATACTTGGCCGACCCCGCAAGTCTCGGACATGAATGGAGCGGCAGACCCGACGAGGGAAGCGCACAGGACTCAACTGAGAGATGTGGAGAAGGGGATGGGGGAGAGCTGGGCAACACCCAACACAATGGATTACTTACCGAGTCGGAGTTACGAGGCGATGAAGGCACAGGCTACGAATGGTCACAGGAAGAACAGGCAGAAGCCGAGCAACTTGAGGGAGCAGATAGACCCAGAGATGGTCAAAGCTTACAAGGAGGCGAGCAAAGAAGCCAATCAACAATTGAAGGATGCATTCGACAAACAATGGGCTACCCCCTCAACGATGGATGTTTTGCCACCTCGGAGTGTGGAGAAACTAGAGGAAGCGAAGAAGAAGGGGGGATGCAAGAACTTGCGGGAGGAAGTGATACCAGAGCTATGGCCAACGACGAGAGCGTCGGACACGGGCGATGCCCCCAATGCGGCGGAGATTACCCCTGGAGGATTTCGTATGAAGAGAGAGAGGTCGGGGGAAGTATTTGGCGCGAAGCTAGGAGAAGCTGTAAATGCGATGGAGAAATGGCCAACACCAATAGTATCGGATCACCTAACGGAGTCTATGGAAACTTGGGAGAAGAGGAAGGCAAGGAAGGAGAAGGAGGGCATCAACCTACACAAACCCTTGAGAATTGCGGTGAAACAGAGCACTGCCTTGCACTCGCCAGAATATATGATGAAGGCTTCCCGAGTAGCAGAAGAGTTGACGGAGAATACAGAATCAATATTGAAGGAACTCACCCAGTCATCAAATGGCCAGCAAGACCAGGGAGACCACAATACCCATGGGAAGCACCAAGGACAATCTTGGGCGACTCCAAGAACTCTGGATGCATCGAATCTGATGATGAATACGAAGAAGAGGGGGATAGAGAAGGAGAACACACTCTGCGGTCAAGCAGCGAATCAAGAGAAGACGAGGAAGTTGAACCCAGATTGGGTGGAGAGTCTGATGTTGTTACCCGCGGGTTACACGAAACTAGAATTGAACGACTAAGAATGCTTGGCAATGGTGTTGTTTGGTTGACTGCAGCTAAAGCATTTAGTGAATTACTAGTATTACACCAAGAAGATGTTAGAGAGTACGATAAGCTTGGAAAGATATAGGGAGCTAGAGACGCTTTTGCAAAAGTTCTCTAGTTCAAGGAAACATAGTGTCACGATATTTGATAAGGAAGACAATATATATAATAGAAAGAAATCACTAAAGAACTACCTATCGCATATGTATCCAGAGTTAACGATAAATATATTTGATATTTCTGACTTGCCAAAAGGCGCGAAGATATGTTTATTTGTTAATAAGAATGAAGACTTATGACCAGATTGGTAACAAAATCTGTAGGTCCGTTCGCGATAAAATACTGGCACAAAAGGCTAAATATGATTTTCTTTCTACCTATGCATTTAACTATTTACAGAATGCCATGAAAGAAAAAGGAGAATTAATTGACTATCAAAAAGTAGAGCCAAAGATGGATGTTCATCCATCAGAAATAGGTAAATATAAAATATTCCTAAAAGATGGCACGCCACTAACATTAAAGGCTCTTTATGAGTTTGACCCCGACTTTGTTTGGCCAAATTATCCAGTAACAGTGGACAATGAGGAGGATGCTAAAACATTTGCTATGTGCTGGAGGGAATATATTCACTCACACATTAGAGCTAAGAAGTGAGCCTCATCACTCTATTCTGTCTCGTATTTACATTTCTTATATTGGTATCTTGGCTCTACGATCGTTGACACAGCGGTCTATTTTGTGAGTCAAGCAGCAGAAGCAAGAAAACAAGTCATCCATGAGTTAAAGTGTCTCTTCCATAGATGGGAAGAGGAGAGCGACCTAACGGAAGTAGACATCTTGCAATGCGTTGATGCGGCTATTGATGATTACTTTGATGAGGATGTCGTAGACTTCGAGGCAGATTTCTCATTGGATGATGAGGAAGATGACGATGCAGAATAGGCTCAGATATAGACTAGATAGCATTCTCTCAATTAAGAGACAATTTGCGAATATTGTAGACCCAAATAAGCGTCAAAAACTTATAAATCAAGCAATGAAGAAAAGAAATGTTCAACTATCAAGCTTGGGTGACCTCCTTGAGTTTGGCTCTAGAGGGTTAGCTCGTTTAGGCAGAAGGCAAAAAGCACTTGAGAAGCATGGTAGAAATCAGGGTAAGAAACCATGGGAGAAGACTGATCCAATAGATAAAGATGGAAGAATAGTTCGCGAGCAAGACCCACTCTCGCCAGCGGAAGCTCGTAAGCGCAGAATGAGGAAAGGTAAAGAGGGGCACAGGAGGAGTAAGAAAAAGAATAACTATATGTCAGCCCTCCGACAGCACATCATTGAGTTTGGTCACTCAGCACATTTTCGTAGAGCACTTAAATCCTTAAAGCGTAAGGTGGATAGTAAGCCATACCACACCATGCCAAATGGTATTAAGGTAAAGGATGTCATAAAAGAAAACAAAGAGCGCATGAGGCTTAAAGGTAGGCTTAAGCAAGCTGAGCAATCAGGCTCAAAAAGAATCACAAAAAGAGTATTAGAATCGTGAATTTAAAAAGACTAAAAGAATTAAAGAGTAGAATCTTAGACTATGCCAACAAGGCATCAGGTAGAGACTACGCTAAAGCGAAAGCCGCAGCTGAAAAAGCAAAAGGCAAGAAGGGCATCAAAGAGCGAATAAAAACACTTGATCCATTCAGCCTTGGTCCATCATCAAAATATAGCAGTGCAATGGCTAAGAAAGCGGAAGCTAGAAAACAAATGATGGCAGCTCGCGCTAAAGCAAGTAAAGTGGGCAAGGTCGCAGGCATCGCAGGTGCAGGTGCAGTAGCTGGTACTACAAGTGGATATGTAGCTGGCAAACGCAAGAAAAAGACCGAGATGAGTGCACATGATCGCTTGATCGAGTTAGCTAGACCATTTAATCCATGCAAAACTTGCCCACACGCAAATAAATGTAATAAGGCAGGCAAATGCCTAGCGAAAGCTAATAGAGAAATGGAAGCAAAAGATGAGCCATTAGAGTTTGGTAGAAAAAAGCAGATCAAGAAATTCTTGAAAATGGCTAGGCAAAAAGGTGTAGATGAAGACATGGTTCGCGTAGTCCCTGATGAAAAATTTCCCAAAAAGCAAGGCTGGAAGAAGGCTAAAGATATTAAAAAATATAGAAAATTGGTGGATTCATATACCGAGCAGGGCTATTCATTAAAGAAAAAGGCTAAGCTACGGGGGCCACATGCGAAATAACCCACACCTACGGAAAGTAAAGCTAAGTGCATTGGATAGTTTGCTTGAGTTTGGTTCAGCGGCATGGACACGCAAAGCAGGCAAGCGTGCATCAGGTGGACTAAATCAAAAAGGCGTAGAGAGTTATCGCAGAGAGAATCCAGGTAGTAAGCTCAAGACTGCGGTAACTAAAGACCCATCTAAGTTAAAGAAAGGCGGCAAGGCAGCTAAGCGTCGTGCATCATTCTGTGCTCGCATGGAAGGCATGAAGAAGAGACGCACTAGCGCAAAGACCGCAAGCGACCCTAACTCACGAATAAATAAAAGCCTACGGGCATGGAATTGTTAATATGAATGAATTAATACAACTAGGAAGAGCATCCTTTGAATTACATGAATTTGAAAAGAGAAAAGCGAAGGATAATAAAGCGGGTTATGCATCGTCAGCAGCAATAGGAGCGGCAATGGGTGGGCTTACAGGAAAATATAGAACCACAGTAACGCCTCTCGGTACTTATATTCACGAAAGTAAAAGACTTAAGTTAGAGAGGCAAAAATCCAACCGACGCATGTTTGGAAGAAGAACCTTGGTAGGTGCAGGCATAGGAGCATTAGTTAGTGAGGCTGCAAGGAGAATGAATAATAAGCTTGAAGATTGAAGATTTTATAGTGTATGAATCTCCTCTCGAAAAGAAGAGATATGGCCGTGCAGGAGACGGTGGTTATGTTGGGGTTAGAATCTCTTCAGATGTTTTACTATCTGGAGGTATTGGTAATGATATTTCGTTTGAGTTAGATTATGTTGAAAATAATCATTGCGATGCGATGTGTTACGACCATCAGTTCGGTAATCGTGGCAGTCTATCGGATTTCCTAGCTGATAATCGTTTTAAAAACCACTCACACTACAATAAGCTGAATTTCTTTGAGAAAATGGTTGATGTGTACAATGCACCAACTAAGACCAATTTCGAGGAATACTTTCATTCATATGATAGAATATCATTAAAACTGGACATTGAAGGTGGAGAATACAAATATTTTGATTGGCTACTCGAAGAGTATATTCACAAACTAGATCAAATTTTTGTTGAAGTTCATATGCTGGGTCATCCCAGATACAAGAATAGTAAGATCATTGAGAAAATTAACAAAACACACGCGCTCATTCACGCTCATGGTAATAACACTAATTCAAATGTTTCTAACAAATACACTGAAATAGATGGTGTATTAGTACCGATAATTATTGAATTAACATTTCTACATAAACAGTATTTTGATACAATCAAGCCAAACCAGCAAGAGTTACCGCATGAGTGTGATCAGCCAAATCAAATATTACTCCCTGAGTTGCTTATAAATCATTACCCGTTCGTATCGTGTTGACTACAACACCACTTCGTCATAGTTCGTTAATATGCTAAGTCAAAAAGAAAAGAAAATGTTAAAGGAAGCGATTGATCCTAACAACTCAACAAAATCAACATACCATCATGACTTCAATGATGATGGTTCGCATGATGAGTATTTCTTAATCAAGAATGGTAAGAAAGTATTACTTAAGATACCATTCCTAGATTACTTTGAAGCTATTGAGGAGATAATAACAGGAACATCAGAAGCTGGTTTCGATAATGAGGGATAGAGATGATGACAATACTAGGATGTGGTATAATACTATTGGTCGGGCTGTGGGTATTGAGTCATATGTACGATTAAAAGAAAAGGAATCTCTTAACCTATGGTAATCTCTCGCAGGTCCGCCCCT